GAGCTTCTACACGAGTAGAGGTTTTGACGGTGTCGAGTTGGCTTTGTGTCAAAGCCCTAGGCCAAATACAACAAAATAGGGAGTCAGAAATGAGTGGATTAGATAAATGGTTACACAAAATGTTGGACAGGGAATTAGATGAGCGATACTCGTTTCCGTCTTGGGTTTTTCCCCGAGGTGATGGGTCTTTGGCCTCGTTAATGAAGGAGAACGATAATTGCATGTATCATGAAGAAATTCTTAACTTGCTTAACAGCTTACCCGATAGGGAGTTATTAGAGATTTATAACGAAGGGTACTACTGTAGAGCCATTGAGGCCCAAACTATAGCGTACTTTGAAGAGGACTTGAGAGACTATGGCTATGATTTACCTAGTGAACTAGTAGACAGGCAAGCCGAGCTATTAGAAGAATTAGAGGCATTTAAAGAAGAAGAATCAGAAGGAGCAACTAATGAATGGACTAGAACAACGGTTACACAAAATGTTAGATGAGGCTCTAAACTCCACATTTGACGATGTTAGGGTAGAAAGTTGGTGGCTAGTGGACGGTAGCCTAGCTAGTACCATGAGAAACAATAACCCTGCAATGTATAGAGAAAGAATCATAGACAAACTATGGTGGCTATATGATTGTGATGACGGCGAATTACTAGATATTTACAACGCTGAATATTTATTGTTAGGGGATTGGGAAGCCCATGGGATAACCAGTTTCAAAAAGGACTTAGAGGAATACGGTTATGATTTACCCGATGAACTAGCCGATAGATACAAAGAATTATTAACACAAAGTGAAGAAGAGGGAGCAACTAATGGAGATAAAAATATCAGTAGTTAACCCCGAGACAGGAGTTAAAATTACTTTACTGCGGACATATTTTATACCAGACAATAACCAATCAGTCACCGCTTGGTTTGAAGCTTTCCCTAATGGAGAGCACACATTAACTAGCGAACAGGTTAAACAACTAGGTGAGCTGATTAGAGAAGCTTACTTTAGTAGGGATATAAAGTATACTGAGGAGGTAGGTAGAAATTGGGAAGGTGCAATGCTTGCCCAAGTTCACACGGCCTACCTCCAATTACAACTAACAATAAAAAGGGAAACAACTAATGAAAGAAACATATAAAGTATTTAATGAGAAAACAGGTAAGGTTTACTATAGTGACTTGGACCATGACAGTGCAATATTCCTGCTAGCTGGATTACTACAAGCACGGGGGTTTACAGGTGACGAACCAGATTGTCACCTAACTATAGCGGTTGAACAAAGCGAGGGAAACAACTAATGATACTAGAAATATTTGACGAGAAATATATGTGTGAGCTTCAAGGCGATAGTGCTAAGATATACACAGACGAGGGGGATGCATGGTTGTATTGGTTTACATATTGTGGTGGTAAACTAACTAAACAGAATTTAACTAGTGCTATAATTAGAAAAAACAGGGGGCGAGATGAAAACGATTGAGTTTAAACAAACAGCCATGTGCCTTCATTGCCACACGATAGCAACCCTAACGCCTGACGAAGTTAACGGAGGGATTACTTGCGAACATTGTGGTCAGTCTACTAAGTGGACGTTTGACTTCGAACCCTCAGAACCTTGGTATTACAGGTGTAGAGAGTGTCAACACATACAGCAAGCCGACGCCAACGGCTGTATGGCCGATTGCACCGAGTGCGGTGACCACACTTGGCGGGCATTTGGTCCTAGGCCAGCTTATGGAAAGTGGAGATACGGATGAGATACCTTGAATACTATTTCGAGTTAAACATAGAGACAGGTGAGCCGATGTTATTCATAGTAGCGAAGGATGGTAAATGTTATGAGAAACCTGTAACCTATACTAACCCTAACAACGGATTATACCAAAGTATCCTAAGGCCAACACTGCAAACCAAATCCTATCATGAGGCAAGGTTCTGTAAAACTATGAATGAACTTTACATTGCATACAAGAAAGGTGAGGAGTCCATTGTAGAAAAGCTAGCACCATTAGATGGAGTTATGATGGCCTATAGATGGGATAACCAAATACAACAATATGTTTGTCTAGGTCAAGCAAAATACCGTGGTCAAACTATCCACACAAGCCTTAAACCACTGTCTAAACTTTAGACACTTTACGGCAAAGATATTTCACATATACCAGTGTGCTTTGGGTAACTCTATAGCACGTCCTTAACAAATCAGTATACAGTGTTTTTGTATACTAAAAAACGAAAGGAAACAACAGATGAGAACCAACGTTTCAGAAAGATTACATTACCAAGTAAATGAGATAGTGTGTACTAGAGGACTAGTACACAGGTCACTATTAGACATAGAAGAGAACTTTGCAGACTTCTTACTTCGAGTTAACGAAGATGTCTACTATGAGTTGCTGGCAGAAGTGAAAGACAAGCAGACTCCGGCTGACAGAGAGGAGTTAGCATTATACGTTTGGGGGCTTTGCGGTGAGAGTCCTAGAAAATTCTTGGAGGAGTGGATGCCTGAGTACCCGTATAAACCAATGCCAGAGAACATAAAAAGAAAAATGAATGAAGTGCTATCTAAACGAGACGGTCAGTGTATCTATCGGGCGGATAAGAATGAGGGGGATTGTTCGTTTACTATACTCTCAGACGGCGAGCTAATAATAGACGCTAAAGCAGGGTATGAGAGCATAGAGATAGACACCTTGAAAAAGGGCGGTTGTAAACCCCTATCAGACGAAGAGGTTGAGGGCTTGCTGAGGATATTAAACCAGATAAAGAATAACAGGGTAGCAAAGAAACTACAGAATGAAAGGAAATAACATGAATAAAAGTATTTACATTGGATTTCACGGAGACAAACAGACAGACATCTATTCACTAGTTATTGATGGTGAGATAGTGGAGAGCGTAAAGTTTAACACATTTAACAAAGCTAACCGACACCAGGATTTAGTAGGCAAGCAGATAGATGCTATGTTACGAAAACATTGGGTTAACCTTATTTACAATGACCCTATGTCCTTTGCAACCATAGAAGATGAATGGTTTGCCGAGCTACTACAGAAAGGTAACAGTTAACTAATATGCATTTATTAAAAGTTATTGCGTATGATGAGACCGAGTTAGAGGGTAACCATTATCTTGATTCAAATTCAATGGTAGTGTTAGTTACGGAACCAACGTATCAGGATGACATTGTGAGGGAGAATCTAGCGTATTTGCTAGATAAAAGTCTAAATGAGGTTACCAAGTTTGACCTGAAATATTGCCGAAAAGAGTCAGTAAAGCTAGACTTCAACGATGTTCGCATAAAAGAGTTCCTAGAGGAAAACATTGACCCTAACATCTGGTGCGAATTATGGGAATTACTAAAAAAGAAATGATAGGTGAAATATGGAAACAAAATCGAGTAAGCCCAAAACTATACTTGGCATCAAAATGGATACAGAGTTTTTGCATTTGCAACAACTACTTCGTAAAGAGTTAAAAGGTATCTCATACCCACAGCAATGGCTTGTAATCCGCTATCTTCCTTTATCTTTATTAGCAAAGTTATCTAAAGATACAAGTTCTCTCATGGAAATTGCCACAATGCATGCTACAAGGCCAACGAATATGCTTAGAGCAGAGCTTAAGTTGCAGAATAATAAAGAGGTGTGCAACCTTATTCCTAATACAACAGAAGAAGTATTGAAGCTTCTTAAGCCCCACGGCAATTTTTCAGCCTCTGATGTTACCAGGAACCTGCTATCTATACTGTTTACCGAGTTCCTTGTTAGTAACCCCCACTCAAGTTTAACAGGGTTTGCCGCTAACTTAGGTATATCTAAAGTGGACATGTTTAATTTGGTAAAGTCAACCAACGCAACCTTATTATACCAGTCTAAGGAATCCAAGGAAACTCAGAAGATAATCCTACCTAACTTGGACGACAGACTTAAATCTATAGAGAAAGAGTTAGCAGTAACTAGGGCTAACCAAAGTATATTACTCAATGCTTTACTTAGTCTAGCTACAAGCAACCCTAAAGTTTACGCTAACCTAAAGACTACCTTTGGTGAGGCCTTATGATATACTTGATATTAATTGCATTAGTAGTAATGATTGCTATTAGTGAGTGGTTTAGGGCATTTGTTGGTGTAATGGCTATCATTTGCTTAGTGCTATATATGTTTGAGCCTATCAGTGTATTTGCTGATAACATTATTATCCCTGCTATACGAGATTTCATATTAAATTTACCCGCTGTTAACTTTTAACTAGCTCTCTGGTATGAATGTATTCCAAATACAACAAAATGCAACCTTGGCTAAATTATGCAACAAAAACCTAACATAGGTTTGTTAAAATAAATATGGTTTTATTGTTGACTGTTTGCTTTGGAAGGAGTATGATTAATGTAATGCCTCTACTGTAGCACAAGGTACATTGTAATCAGTAATGAATACAAAGTATTAAGGAAACAGGGGGAGCAGTGAAGTGCGGGTGAACGGAATCTATCCTAACCCGCCACGTGCGAGCAAAGGTTCGAAGCTGAAGAGAGTAGCGACTTGGGTAGGCGGTTTAGTAGTTGATGTTTAAGATACCTGGTCAACGGGTCCTTAAAATATAGACGAAAAGGAAGAATCACCGTTCAACGTATTGGAGTGTGAGCTTAGTATGAACTGCTATAATTAACATCTTAGCAGGGAGGAATAGCCCACCAGGTAGCATAAATTACTTAGGGTTCCTTTGTTTTTTATGTAAACCCCAAAAAAATAGAGGCTACCCCGAGAAAAAAAAATAGGTTAGCTAGCTAGCTACCTAGGCAACACCTTGATATTATTACAGTTTTTTCTTCCCCTTTCTTCTTGTTTTTTTACCTAAACCCTACATAGTACCCAAAATCCTTGTAGTATATACTTTTTTTCTACTTTAATATTCATTTGGGGGATGTTTTTTTTACGAGGACAGCTAGAAAATAGTCAGGCTGTTTTAGCTTAAGTTTGTTTCAGACAGAGCTTCAACCAATATAATTTAACCTAGGGCTAATTTGCCACCTAATTAGCTCTAGGTTAAATTTAAAGTTAACTATAGGTGCAAACATATCCCAAATACAACAAAATGCAACCTTGGCTAAATTATATAGCAAAAACTAACTTAAAATTTATCTTAGTATTTTGTTGACACCCTACACAATGTGTAGTATTCTATATATTGGTTGATAATTTATAGCATGGAGGTTTAACATGCAATATGATAATATTCCTAGTGAAATTATTTCACAGGTTTTGGGGATTAATTTACTATCTGTTTTAGATAAGAAAACTAATATGTCTTTTACACCTAAAGAATTGAAGGTATTAGACAGTATGGATAAAGTAGATAGCAAATTTAATCTACCAGAAGCTACTGTTTTTATAAAGTTCTTAGAGATGGAAGCCTCTAATCTAATATTGAGGCCAGTTGTTGGCTCAGTAATGGGTTGGGGGTTGCAATTAAAATCTGAGTTAAGTACTGGCGAACTTATGTTACTGGATAACTCTATAATACCTAACACTTCTCTAAGACAGCTGTTAGTATGGATGTCTTTAAAGAAAGGTATAGATTTAGTATTCGGGCTTTGTTCACAAGCTAACGTACATTATAAAACAACGATACCTTCAGTAGATGGAACATCGAGAAAGATTGAACTACCTATACTCTTTGAAGACCTTTTCAGAGGGTTAACTGTACGTAATCTCTCTACTACCAAGAAAGTTTTTGGGGAGGTTTTTAATACTTTTGTGAGCATGGCACAAAAAGATAAAGATATTCAGACTTTAAAGGAATTGGTAGCGGACGCAGGATTACCACCACTAGATTATGTTAAGGCAAAATTAAGAGAAATAGCTTTACAGTTTTTTACGGACCACATCACAGGGGGTACAAATGTTGATGGGATAAAACAACCACCTACACCTATAAAAGTAACCCTAGGAGGTCAGAAGTATAAAGGTAAAATACTCTTAACAGAGAATACCTTAGGTACAGTTTACCAACTACTAGAAAACAAAAAGGGTGAATTGGTAACATTGTTTAATGGAAAACAGAACAGTATCACCTGCACATCGTTATCTGAATTTAAGAAGTTAAGCCTCCTAAAGAACGCCCTACCTAGGCTTCCAGATGGCCTAGGTGATACGGCATCTCCAGCCATCTGGTTTTTAGGGGAATACACTCAGTTACTGGGTAAGATACGGGAACCTGTAAAGGAGGATGTTAAACTATGGGAGGTGGAGTCCCTATTAACGGAGGCTTTCACGGAACAATTTCTAGCCTATTGTGGGCAGACAAGTAGGTCACCTGACCTTTTAGGCGGTGTGTCTTTCCTAGATGATGTTGAAACATACACCATGGCTAAAATAAGCAAGCAAGCGTTTGAGGTGTTTGATATAAATAGACCATTAGATAAAGTATGGAAAGTTTTTAACTTAAGTATATTAAATCATAAGGCTCTATGGGCATTACTGTATTCCAGCTTAATACCTGCAAAGAATAAACCACGTAAAATGGCTTTATATTTGGCAGGTTCAGGGGGTAGTTTTAAAACAACCTTCATATCCAATACCTATGGTAAGATGTTGGACTCTCAAATATGTACCATAAATAGTGAGTTTAAGATAAAGCCACAGCCACAAGGAGATTCAGCCTATGGGTGTGCAAAGCTATCTGAAGTAGGTAAAATATCTCAGTTTGGTGATGATAAAAACAGCAACCTAATGGCTAAACACTGGCAAGAAGTCAGTCTCTATAATGTTGATTTACCTTCCTATAAAAATCTTAAAGAAGAGCTAGGAAACACTAGTATCAACATTGAAAAAAAACATGTAAATGGAAGCATTAAGGTTCCAAATAGTAAGCTCACTATTCTGGACTCTAATTTTCAACCCGTGGATACTGAGTACAATAAGGAACATCAAGATAGGTTGGCTGAAGTATTTGTTCTTGGCCAATATTTCCTTTTCCAAAATAGGGTTGCCGAGTTTAAGGTAAATTCTACTAGTTCGCACCTGTATTTTGACCGATTGCTAACTGAAGAAGATAATGTAGAGGCTATGCTTCTTGTAGGGAAACAGTACTTAAGGGAATTAGTTAACTCAGATGTATGGGATTATTGGTTACCTTTCTCATTATTCCGTGCAATTATGACGTATGGGAGGAAATGTTATATTGAATTGTTAGACAGAGAATCTGAGGTTTCTGAAATATCAGCTACAACTTTTTCTAACTTAGACCCTTGCAAATTTCAACGTAAAGAGTTAGCTATGGGTTACATCTTGAACACCAATTTCTCAAATATAGGAAGTGCTAGAGCACATAAAAACTCTGTTACCACTACACCTAAAACGGTTGTTACCACAATACTAAGAGCAGGGTTTTCTTTTGAGGAGGGTTGTTTACTAGACTTTGACACTTTAGACGGATATATTAGTAAGATTACAAATATAATTTCCACCTTAATGGCTAGCTCCACTACTGGACACAATGCCCCGGCAAAGGGTAAACTAAAAGACAGTTACAAGACTTGGATAATGCAAGCCTTAGGCTCTAAATACTACCTAGGAGTTGGTTCAGAATGTGTCGATGAAACATTAGAGGGCTTTAGAGGTATCAAATTAGATGGGTGGTTACAGGAGTTTATTGAGTGCTCTAGTACAGATACGATGGAACTAGAGAAAGTTAAGGCTGGTGTAAGAGAACTATTGCAGACTGAGTATTTAGCTAAGCTGGAAGCTAACCCTGAGTTAGCCTTCATATTAAAACAAAAAGATTTGGGAGGTTTCTAATGAAATTATATTTAACAAAGACATATGGCCTTAGCAGGATAACTTTTTCTGTAGGCCATGGACAACACGCCGAAATGTTATCAAGCAGGGAATATATCCAGAGGGGTTGGTTTGAGATACCAGACCAGTTAGCATATATAGGACTTCTTAGGGTGTTCACAGGTCTGACTCAACATAACCTATCTTGGCTATTAGATAGTATATTAGCTCCTGAGGAACCTGAGGAATATTGCGGAGATACTGGTGTGATGGACGTGTACATAACTTCAATGGGTAGAGGTTATTATGCTGAGAGTAGGATTCCGGAAGCCAATAAGAAACAAGAAGGCAGGGCGTATTTAGCTAGTATGCCTAGTTCAATAGCTAGAAGAACTGCGTTGGTGTTAAACAAAATAGGTAAGGTACACAATAAGTTGATTTTTGACTGCCTTATTAACAGGAAAGATTTATGAAAGAAATGCGTGAGATTCTCTTAAATGAGAAATTATTCAAAGAAAACTTTATTTATAACGATAACTACCTTTTAGAGGAGACCGAAGTTAGACATGTTTCGGGCATAAAAATACCTAGTTTACGCTGTATCCCGCTAAGATATCGAAGAGGTAGACTTTTTATAGATAAGATTTATGGGTTAAATCAAACCCTCTATTTACCCAATGAAGAAGGTAGGGGGTTTAAATCCGGCGACTGGGTTGCCTGTATACCAACAGGAAATAAGAACACGGATAACTATGTTTTGCGTGAGATAGAGGTTATCATTAATCTTTTCAAGACTACAGATAGTAAGCGTAATTGTTTCAAAAGATTAAAAAAAGTACTTGAGACTAGGGGAATAGAAGTTAGCTTTACGCCGTGTAAGCTGTGTAACTGTATGGCTAACCTTACACCGGTGGGCGACGAAGTTTACTGTGAATCCTGCCGAGCAAAAATGGAGCAGAAAACATGACAGTAACATTGATGACATGGGAAACATCGCTTTTTCTACTAGCAGAAAGACTGCTAGCGATAATTGAAACTACAACCACAGATGATACGGTATGGATGATTGATGAACACATCAGGGCACTGGCTGACGAATTAGAGATAGAAGAACTTGGAGTGCTGGAGCCTAATGTGGTTTCTATTAATGCTTTGCACACCAAGGTGGTAAGGCTAGTAGATGAGTTATCTAAATTAGCGAAACACAGTTCGGACCAACATAAACAAGCGGATGCTTGGGGAGAGGCCCAGCTGGCTTGCTTAGAGATTGTAGCGATTTGGGAAATTATATACAAACAGCATTGCGACGAGAAACTAAAACATTAAAACTAAGGAGTAACCAAATGAAAGAATTTACAGACTTCGTATATTCTAGGTTAAATAAAGGACTAACGCCGGAGAAACTGTTCAAGCATAACAATCTACTGCTCGCCGTTTTAGGGCTAGCCGGGGAGTCTTTCGAGGCCATGAAGTGTATTACCGCTGAAGAACTAACTAGCGAACTAGGTGATGTATGCTTCTATATGGCCATTTTAAAGAGAGAACTAGGTTTGAATGAGTGGACTATCCCAACTATAACAGATAAAGTTAATTTTAACGCTGTCCGTGATTTATTGGACAGCTCCTTAGAGTTAGCCGAGTTAGTTAAGAAATATATATTCCAAGAGCGAATTGATTTACTCGAGAAAATAAAAGAAAGAGTGAATTATTTTGAAGCAGGGCTATTGAAAGTTTGTGATGAGTTGGATATTAGTATTCAGGATTGTAGAACTGCATGCGTTGAGAAGTTAACCCATAGGTATCCAGTAATGTTCACCCCAGAGTTAAGTAAAAATCGGGAGGTAACAGATGGAAATGAGAATATATAGAGTCAGAGAACCAGAGCAGCTGGTTGTAAATCTAGTAGAAGGCGAAGAAAACTTTGTTGCCCTAGAAGAGCACATAAAAAATAACGGGTATACATACAAGTACATCACATTGACACTCCAGGATATTAGCTGGCTTGTTAGTGTAGATAAAAGACTATTGACAGCCTTATGGAATAAAAAAACCGGTGAGTTTCTGGATAAGCCAGATTCATTAGAGTTCGATGGGAGGATAACAGGTGAAAGTTAAAGTACTCAACACATGCGGTATAAATGAAAGTTTACTCGGTATCTCACTAAACAAGCTACAACCTTTCAACAAGATGTTAGGTGTTGCTGATAAACTTGCACAGGCAAAGGAGGGCTCACATAAAAAGTTTTTAAGGATGATTCAAGTGTGGCTAGAGGTAACTGCTCCAATGTATTGGTGGACTGAGTTTGACACATATAAAGTAGGGGTTACCCGCAATTCTTCTAGCATCATGCACAAACCAGTAGAGCATATGGAATTTGACCCTCGGACTGAACCAGCAATAATTGAAAGCTATAAAAGGTTATTAGCGATGTATGAATCAGGCGAAATTAGTATCAATACTGTTAAAGCTAATACCCCGGCTGGTGTGCTGTACACTAGTGTTATTAATCTGAACTATCAGACATTACAAACTATCTATAAAGACAGAAAGAACCATCGGCTTGATGAATGGCGTGATTTTTGCCGTGTGTTACAAACGCTTCCTTACAGTCACTGGATAACTAATGAAAAACAGGAGTAAAAACAATGGGGTGGGATATAAAGCTTAGTGCTAGAAAAGGAAACCATGAAGAGGTTTTCATTGATTACGGAAGAATAGGTTATGTATCGGATATCAGGGAGTTTTTCGGTAGATTCAATAATTGCGAAGAGCATGAATTGAATAGCAAACAGATAAAAGAGTTATTGGATATAGTATATCCAAATATCTCAGAGCTATCCGATAGTTGGAAGGACCTGTTTATATTGCCTTTTATGTTAAAAGACGGCTACAAAGTGTTTGTAGAGAACAGCTATTAGAAAGGATCGGTTGACATGGTTTTTAGTGATTTGGCTGACGAATATATCAGTCTAGTGATATTATTATATCTACACTATGCAAGTGAAAAAGTACACGAGAGTTGGCTAAAATGGCGTGAGCCTAAAGCCCATATAGACCTCCGTGAAATCAGGTTCGAAGTCAATTATGGGTTAACTATATTTAACCCAGAGACTGCGATGGGTAGAATACCAGACATCATATACAGGTGTATGCAACACCCATGGACTGCTGATGTGTACGACTACATCAAGGAACAGTTAAACAACAACCACCACGTACAAGTATGTGGATTTGTAAATCAGAAGAAAGGAGTTAACAATGCAGGGTGATTGGTCTTATTGGAACAGTTTAGCTTTAAAAATGGCAGATGAAGAAGAGGCTAAGAAGAAGCAAGCAATAGAAGATGAGAAGGCATTAAAAGAAGCCTTAACTATTGACGTGAATAAGGTTACCGATAAAAGGCAAGCCAGACAACTGAAACCACAATTTTCTGTTAACAGCGAACCTGTGTTCCCTGTTTTAGAGGAAGTGTTAAAAGAGTTCAGTTATTCGGAAACTATCGAACTAGTGCGGACCAGAATGATTTTAGGCCTAGAACGCTATGGACAAGAATTGCATAGCTTCAATGGCAGAGATTGTAAACTGGACGCTATAGAGGAGATACTTGACTGTATGCAGTACGTTACACAACAGTACATGGAGCAGACGGCCAGTGATTTGCTAACTCACTCAGACAAGGCAAGGATAAAGTATACTTATAAGAAAACGATTAATCTCTTATTAGAAGTGCTTTTCAATGTAGAAGATAACTTACAAACTTAGCCAAGTTGACAGCTAGCACATAGATGTGCTATCTTTTAATAGCAGTCACTAGTATAATCGGTTAGTACGCCTCAGTAACGCTGGCTGGGGAGGTTCTGTTCAAGTCAGAGAAGACTGCTCTTATTTAAAATGAAAGGAAAATGTAAAATGAGTAAATTAAAACCAAGCTGGTATCAGTTAGTAAACCTAGATGGCGAGATTGGCTGTATTGCATACAATGCAAGTGCTAAATTGTATAGGAAATGGCTACCAAATAAAGCAATTAGTTTGAGTAAATATCTGACTGAGCTAGGTGAAAACAATATTCACGTAGCTACCGTAACACCAGCTGATTACAACAAACTACCTACTGAAGCAGAATATAATAGAGAAGACAAAAAGGAAGATGAAGACGGAGTCAAGCCTGTTACTGATGAAATAAGAATCAGCCCAAACCAATCAGAGCGAGCGGGAACAGTAAACAGGGTTGTTCTTCACAACACGGCTAGCTCTTACGAATCCGCCGTTAGTTGGCTATGTAACCCGACTGCCCAGGCTTCGGCTCACCTAGTTATCGGTAGAGACGGTAAGGTTTGCCGAATGGTTGATGACAATTTTGCAGCCTGGCATGCGGGGAACCGCACGGTCAACCACCAAAGTATTGGCATAGAGATAGTCGCAACCAATGAAGAGCGGGGAATGACTGCTGCTCAGGAAGCACAAGTTATCGCATGGGTTAAACATTTTGCTGGGAAGTACAATATAAAAGCTGACAATATTGTAGGCCATAGGACAATTGTTAACACAAGCTGTCCAGTGTTAATTTGGGAAACTGAAGCCGACTTGAGAAGCTGGGTTAACGCAAAAATAGCTGGCAAAAAAGAAGACGACAAAAAAGAAACTCCAATAACTGGTGTGTTAAAGTATGCGAGAGACAAGGATTTACAGATAACTGCCAACTTCAACACTAGCGAGTTACAATGCAAATGCGGTGTGTGCGACGTTCAGTTACTTGACGCTGAACTAGTAAACAAATTACAGGCACTTAGAGATAGAATTGGGCAGCCGATTACAGTGACTAGTTGTTACTGCTGTCCAGCACATAACACCAAAATTGGTGGTGCTGTTAATAGCTATCACACAAAGGGGTTAGCAGCTGATATTTATGTTGACGGCATGACTGTCGAGCAGTTAGCTAAACACGCAGTAATGGTGGGGTTTACCGGAATAGGTAGTTATTACAGAAGTGGCTTTGTACATGTTAGTGTTAAATCTAACGAAGGCGATTTTGTGGGAGATTAACTGTTGACAGGGTTAATGTACTATGGCATACTAAAGGAAGACTGATTTGAAGACTCCTTTTTCATAAAAAGAAGTAAATTGCTATATGAAGGCCGGCTAATTGCCTGGTCTTCTTTTTATTGGGGTAAATTATTTATGGAATGCGTATATATAGATTTTGAGTACTACAACTCAAACGAACAGTATTTGAACCTCGTTTGCTGTAGCATTCTAATAGACGACAATACAGAGAGTTACTGGTTGCTGGATGATAGCGAAAGTGAACTATTAAAGAAAAGAATACTCGAGTTGCAGGAAAATAGAACTTTCGTGTGTTACGCCGCCACCGCTGAGGGACGCTCCATACATACTTTATTTATGGGTGATATAGATTTATATGCTTTCAATGTCATAGATTTGCATCTGGAATATAAGGGGGTTATCAACCATAGTGAATTCTCATACGGAGCCCAGCTCATAGACGGAAAAATTAAATTCACAGAGCCCAAATTATCTAAACTGGAGTTGGAGAATGGCGAGGAGCAGGAATACAGCTCTGATAAAGCTCCAAGTTCGCTAGCCTCCGCTGTATTTAAAATGCTTGGCAAGCAGATTGATACTCAGCATAAAACAAATATGAGAGATATAATCCTATCTAAAGATAACAAGTTAATAGAAGCAAACCGTAAGTTTATCCAAGAATACTGTGATAGCGATGTTAAATACTTGCCAACGTTAACTAGTAAAATATTAGATTTCAATAGAGGGTTAATAGTAAAAAGTTTGCACTATAAACACGAAGACTACATAAAGTCCGTGCTAACTAGAGGAACGTTAACCTTTGCTAGTTGTACATTAATTGAACATCTTGGAATCCCAATTATGTATGATGAGCTGAAGAATCTGTCAGAAAACATAGAAAAGATTTATGCAGACACTTATGCGGATGCCTCACTTAAGATACTCCAGGAACATAAGTTCACCCCATTCTATTATTCAGCTAAGGAGAGGCGATGGAAAACATCTGAAAAATCTTTACGCTCATTTATAGGTAGCCTCAGTCAAGCTGATAAATGGAAGAAAACTGATAACAATGATTTTAGTCTCTCAGGTGAGGCGTTCGAACAGTTTTGTTCAGACAGACATGTTTACCAGGACAATTTGATATCTCAGATGTGTAGGATAAATCAACTCAAAACTTCGCTTAACTCAATGCGAGTTACTGAAGGTAAGCGGAATTTCTTTGATGCTATCGGAACAGATAAAAGGTCCCGGCCTTATCTGAATCCAATCGGTACGCAATCAACCAGATTCGCACCTCCTGCGACAACATTTTTATTTGCTAAAAGTGCTTGGCTAAGGAGTCTTTGCAACACAAGTGATAGGAAAACTATCATTGTAGGTATGGATTATAGTCAACAAGAGTTTTTGTTAGCAGCTGTTTTGTCAGGTGACAAGAATATGATTAAAGCATACCTTTCTGGAGATGTTTATTTAGAGACCGCTAAACTAGCGAAGGCGGTTCCTGCCGATGCAACTAAGGCAAAGTACCCATTACAACGCCAACTGTTTAAATCTGCTGTTCTCGGTATCAGTTTCTCTATGACAAAACATGGATTAGCTGATGAAATAGAACCATATATCCTAACGCAAGAGGAGAGGAATGTATTTGGCCCTAAGTGCAAGTTCAAAAGTAAAAAAGATTTGAGAGAGTTTACTCTAGCCGAGGCTGACAAATTGATAGATTTGTTCTGGAAAGCATACCCAGTTTACAAAGATTTTGCAGATGAAATATATCCTGAGTACTCAGAGAACGAGGGGTTGGCTATCCCGATGTCACTGTTCCCTATGCACGGGTTAAATAAAAACAGACGGTCTGTTGGTAATGTGAAGATACAGGGAAGCGGGGCAGCAATCTTAATGAAACTACTCGAACTACTACAAAAGTGGAGTCTGAGTAAGTATGGCAAACCTTGCGTGATTGCACCTTTGCATGATGCTTGTTACCTAGAGATTCCATACAGTGATTTTGATACCCTAACAAAAGATTTGGTAGACATAAAATCATGTTTTGAGAATGCTTACTCTGTGTGGGCGAAGGTTGCGGGCAAAATGAAATCAGAACCCCCAATGATTAGGGTTGGAGGGGAAGTATGGGCGAACTGGATTAATCCAGAAAACATGAGTGAGGTACCCCTAAAGGAAGTCAGTAAAGGGCTGTATGAAGGTGAACTGGAGGTCAATGGCATGGGTGTAGCAGTTAACACCATACATAGAGATGAACGCATATCAATAGCCGACTTTCTTAACTATCAGGCGTATTTAATGCCGAATAATCAATGCAATAACGGATTCTAAAAATAAATTAAGAATACATGTTGACAGGTCAATGTAGGGTGTGGTACTATATATTTGTGGTCAACATTAACATATATACGAAAGGTAACGTATGATACTTACTAGCAACTCTAATTTAACTTTAATCGTTCCCTCTGAAAAAGATGGAGAGCGTTTCTCTACAGGCAAAACCATTTCAGGGTTTTTCATGGGCAAAGGCGAAATAAAAGCCAAGAAAGAAAAACCTACTGATGCAGATGAATATAGAGTAATCTTTAAATTTAAATCTATTGGTGGAGACGGATTCAGAGAGGGCGAGGAGTTCGCCGTATTCTCTACAGGACTTTTGAAATGGCAGATGGATATTGGGGTTCCGAACCTATGTAAGAGAGCAGGAGTTGAAATGCCTGAGAAACCTTTCCTTACTCTAATAAACGAGGGTAAGAAAAAAGTTAAAGGATTTTATACTTGGAAAATAGAGTTTGAACTTGATTTGGATAAGAAAATAGAGGATTACTTTGGATACACGGATGTCCAAGAATCTGCTGTAGATGCTAGCGAGCCTCACGAGAGCAACAAAGATAACTGGGAGTCTTCAGAATCTGAGGGAGATAACTGTGAGTTCTAATCAATGGATTCCTACAAGTGTTTCAGCTAGAGATACTTATAATACTTGTGCAAAAAAATGGTTTCTGAAATACAGGACAGATGTTCCTGCTATTTCTGGGGACAAGAAAGCTTTACACATAGGTTCGTGGGTACACAAATGCTTAGAGCTTTGGTACTCCAAAGAAACTTCAGATGAACAAAAAGCTTCCTGGAAAGAACAGCCACTGCAATTGGTGGCTAAGGCTATCAATGAAGTGGTTAAGGAATCAGAGATTAAAGAGAAAAAACCTTTTACTTGGGAGTATGGAATCCAAGAAGAGGCTATCGTGTTCACCTGTTTTCTAAACCTAGTTGATGCGATGGAAGAGTTAAACGTGGAAGTTCTCAAAACTGAGGGTGTGGTTAGGGTTGAAAACTGGTTTACAGGTGTTGTCGATGTTCTAGCAAGAATAAAGGGAACCAACCATTATTTGATTATTGATTACAAAAATCAAGCTGGCTATGAGGAGCTTGATAACAATATATTCGACACTCAAATTAGGATGTATGAATCAATATTCGATACACTAACTGAGGATATCCAGGGAGAGAAAACTTTATTGGGTGTTATCAAACTGGTTGCCAAAAAGCCTACCGTAAAATTTAGAGCTAAGGGCAAACAAGATGAGACCTTTGAAGAATACAGGGAGAGAGCCGAGGCTTCAGTTCAACTATTGTTTGTTAAGGCAGACAAGAGTAAGGCAGAAGAGGTTGCGAGTGTTCATAGAGATATTAACAAAAAGTTAAATACTCTACTTGATATTAGTGACTACCCATGTAATCGTAAGAATTGCATAGGCAAATACGGTCCCTGTGATTTTTTTGAATACTGTAACCCGCCATCTGATGCAGATGCAGGATTCAGTTTGATAGGTAAAGAAATAAAGCTATCTAAGAAAATATTCGGCGAGATAGCAAAAAAATTAACTACAGAAATCGAATATAGCGGTTTCTAATTTAAACTTTAGGAGTTATTATGCGTACTACTATTTTACATGCACACTCAGTGCACAATGATTTAAACTTAATTTCTTGCAGACTTCAAATTGAACATGAAGGTATCCAAGAAGATTTTCAATTCTATACTTCATTGGAAGCTGTTAAGGCAAACCCAATGAGCCTAGAGTCTTTCATTAATGACTGTAAAGCTAAAGCTAAGGCATCTATAATTGCAACTGCTCCAATTGCTCCAGTTGTTACTGCTCCGGTTGCTTCAAAGAGAACAAAGGCTAAAGCAGAGCCAGTTGTGGAAACAGTTGCTCCAGTTGCTGAGGTTGCTGTTGAGGCTCCAATGGAAACTTTCAGTGAGCCAGCTGTAGAGATTGCTTCAGAACCAGTTGTTGAAAGCATTGATGCAACTATTGACGGATTCATCAAGAGAAGGTTTAAGACAAAGAAAGATTTAGTTGGTGTTTACGGTTCTACTATAGTTGAGAAGATTAAAGATAAATTTAAGGATACCAAGGTTGTTTTTGATAAAGAGATTGAAGCTTTCTTAGAAACAGTTTTAGCTACAAAAGAAGCAGTGAAAGAAGAGAAAGTTGAGGAGTTGCTTTTAAAGAAACCTCAAACAACACCAATGTTAGAAGATATCCAAAGAAACTTCTTGCAGGCCACATACAACAAAATGCTTGCAATGGAAAAATTTGAGTACTTAAAAAACACATATCACGCTGGAATGTGTCTTAAGGATTTACTAGAGTATAAGTTACCAGTTAAAGTTGCTAAGAGAATTGGCTCAGGTGAATATCAAATCCACGAAACTTTAGAGTCTTGCTTTTTGGGAGTGTTCGAGGCAAGAGCTCTTGAGTACCCAAGGTCAGAGGTTTTTTAACAAACCTTGATTCTTTGCTACCTCACCAAGTGGAAGCCGTTACCTATTCCAATGACAAGAGAGCTGCTTTATACTATTTGAAGCCAGGAACAGGGAAAACGTTAATCGGTCTCACACTTGGGGGTCAAGGTAAAACTGCTTTTATTGTTCCGGCTAGTTTAACAGCAAACTGGGTGACAGAGAACGAAAAGTTTGGGGTTCTAAAAAATTTCTCTTGGTGGAATCCTAGCAAGAAACTTGCTGAGAAACCTACCGAGAGTTTTGTTTGTTCTTATGATGCCTTTCAAAAGCTAACAGTTGCAGACTTAAAGGAGTTTAAAACGTTTGTGTTTGATGAGTCACATAAACTGAAGAGTACAGAAAGTAAAAGAACTAAAGCGGTATTCTCTATTGTTAGTAGATTGAAACCTAAAGTTTTCATGTTATCTGGGACACCGTTTACAACGAGTATATCAGATGCCTACTCACAATACCTTCTGTTAGATTCGGTTACAAGAGACAAGCCATTAAAGAATGCGGATGAATTTTATAGTCTTAGTTCTTTTAAAGAACATTTTATGAAATTAGTAAACATACGGGAAGTTCAGACTAAGACAGGTAAACGAGTTAAGATACCTGAGTATGCTGGATTCATTAATCAAGATAGGTTTTTTGAGTTAACTAATCCCTACACTTTTCGTAAAGAGATTGAGTTAAATTTACCTCAACTTAACCATCAAATTATTAGAGTGGAAGCAGAAAAAGTGCCCAGAGAAGTGGATAACCAGTTAGAAGAGTTAGCCGTAAGTTTAGGTAAAGACCCTACTAATTTTCAGACTTCAAGAAAGTTATCCGCGGTAGCTAAGGCAAAAGTATTTGCAGAGTTCTTGGCTGACTATAGGGAATCTTCCGATAATCCTGTGGTTGGTTTTAGCTGTTTCCCAGATGTTTTAGTTGTTGCTAAAAATGTTCTTGAGAAGATGAAACTAAAGGTAGCTGTTCTAAATGCGGATACTAGTATGTCTAATAGAGGTAAAATAGCTGGTGAGTTTCAGGAAGGTAAATTTGATATCTTACTTTGTAGTCTACTTGTTGCAAGAGAGGGGTTTACTTTGACCAAAGCTAATACAGTTATCTTCAATGACATAAGTCCGGTAGCTTCAGATAACGAACAAGCTAGTAAGCGGATTCATAGGATAGGTCAGATTAAGGATTGCCGAGTTATCTATTTGGCTAGAAGTAGGATTGATGCAAGGTTAACCGAGTTGTGTACACAGAAACGAGACGTAATGCAAGTTTTGGATAAAGGGGTGTCTGATGAATAAGTATATAGGAATTGACCCAGGTAAAACTGGAGCTTTAGCTATCACATATTTCAAAGATGGTAAAATATACGTTTCCTTTTCTGCTTTCAATAGTACCGGAGAAGCTGGTACTTTAAGGGAAGTGTTCTCCATTAATACAAACAAACAAGCAAAAATAGTAGTGGAGAATGTACACAGTTTCAGAGGCCAAGGGGTAGCAAGTATGTTTAGTTTTGGTAAAAGCTTCGGTAAAATTTTAGGTTGCCTAGAATATCTTAGCTTGCCTTATTCATTGGTGCATCCGCAGACTTGGCAGAGGCCTTTCAATATGTTAGTTAGTAAATCTTTGTATACCAAAGAGAGGGCTAAAAAGATATTGTCGATGATACTAAATGAGGAACTTGAGCTTACAGATGGTGAAGTAGATGCTTCTTTGATAGCAATAAGTGCTTTCATTAAAGATAACCCAGATAAAATAAATCAATATTTTCCAAACTTAAACATCATTAAATATGATGAAAATGAAAACTTGGAAACATCAAACCTAGAAAGGATTTTAGGATGCAGTTAATAAAAGCTTTTTCAGCACATAAAGACCACGTAAACTTGTATACCGATGCTAAAAGATACAGGTTTAATTTGAACCGAGGGGTTCACTACAACAGACTCAAAGCAAGCGATTTGTTAGGTTTCATGTCGCAAAATGAGTTAAAGTTTAATGATAAGGTAGTTTGTATTTTAGGGATAGAAAACACAGTGAAAGAGTTTCACAAGCTGCTTGAATACCCTATAGTAACTATGCTTAAATTTTGGCTTGAGACTCAGAATATTCAGGTTACCTCTTTGACTACTAATAGTATTAGAGTATTATATGCCCCGCTAATGATTGGTTACAAAACTAAACCAATAAAAACTTTGGCGGAAATTGGGTTCATTAATACTTATGGCATAGAGAAATGGAAAGAACATTTAGAGGACAGCAGTATGTGTGTCATTGATTCAATTTTAACATACGCAATAAAACAACCTAGGTGTTTTGAATAGAGGGAATTATGGCATTAAAAGAATTGATATGTGATAACTGCGGATTCACAATGGAAATTATACATAGGGAAGGTGAATACCCACCTTGCCCTAAGTGTGCTAGCAAACTTAGGCAAAACTACGCTACCTTAGGCGGAAACTTTACATGTTTTCGTGGAAGCAAATATAATACAGCAGGCAATCTACAAAATTTCAGTGTAAAACATGACCCAATGGCAGCCTATGAATTAGGGTTGCTAGATGACAAAGGCAAATACGCTAAATTACCGGTATCCGAACGAATAGAACTTAGAAACAAGTTCGACAAAGAAGGTGACAGTGTTAAACTTAGAGATGAGATAACTAAAAAGCGTGAGGCCATCGGTGCTCCTTGATTAAACTTGCCATTGGTGCTAATCTAACTATTGAAGTAAAACTTTTTTAGGAGACCACCAAAATGGCAGACTACAGTACAATGACGAAAGAGCAATTGCAACAAGAGTTTTCTAAACTCCAGCGTGACCGCATGGGTGACACAGAAAATTCAGAAATATACCTTAAAAGAATGGCTGAAGTAAGACAAGCTTTAGATAACATAGATAGAACTCAAGCTAAAACCACAGTAGATACCAATACCCAGAAAGCAAGCAATATAAAGTTTGGTACAAACATTAATGCTGAAAAACCTATAACTATCCCTACTGATACAGCTACACCAAAGCCAGCAGAACCGGAAATAAAGCCAGTACCAACTCCAGAAGAATTAAGTAAACCTGAACCAACTGAACCAACTGAACCAACTGAACCAGTAGAAACAGTAAACCCGCAGTTTGAAAAAGAAGTAAACAAAGAACTAGGTCAGGAACCTTCGACTACAGTAAATATGCCAACTAAAGTTATCACCCCTAGTAATTCATCGGGGAAAACTTACGATATCGATGAATCAGCTATTGCCCCAAAAAATGGAGTACCTCTTGCAACTGGCAATGAAGCATGGGAATCAGTTAATGGTAGAATGAAAATTAACAACCTAGGCGAAAATCGTAAAGATGATGCCACAGCAAATGCCGACACAATAGCATTGAGAGACCACTTCCAGGCTAACCTTGGAAGAGCACCAACATCTGAAGAATATGAAAGAATAAGAACAGTAGGTTCTACGATACAAAGTGTGACTCAAGAAGCTCAAAATCCCACCAAAGGCCAAACCGGCCAACAAAATACCCCAACACAAACTGAACAAGAAGTTGCTACAAGGCAACCATCTGATATACCTCCAAACCAATTTGATAGTATGAGTAGTAAACCTATAGATGTTTCCAAAAAGACAGCGACAGGCGATATCCCTGAAACTCCGTTACCAGATACTGAGCAAACCAGTACTCCACCATTGCCAGAAGATATCCAAGATATACCTTCAGAACAACCGATACCACCACCTAAATTCGACAACCAAGGGCAACCAATAGATGGTACAGGTATGATGAAATTAGGTGAAGATATCGAAAGAACAACTGATGCTTCTAAAGATGCTGTCTATGCTGCAACAGCTAAAGGCCTTGGATTAGTTAACGAGAGGCAAGCTGAAGCTAGAGAAAGTGGATTATCTTTAACTGATTACAGACAACAGGTAGAATCATTACTCGACACATCCAAAAAAGAAGGTAAGGAAAGCCTCCGTAAAATGATGGCTGGACTTGATAGAAATGAGAAAAGAGCGTTTGCTCAAAACTTGATATATGCTTTAGGGGCTATAGCTGCCGGGTTAACTGGGCTACAACAAGGTGTGGCCGTCGGCCAATACTACAAACCTGAGAAAGTGTTTAATCAAGGTGAAGCGGATACAAGAGAACAAAATAAATATTCTGCTGATATGGAACAACAAAAACAAGACCTCACATTACAATTGTCCAAAGCTAAAGATTTATTTGATATTACCCAAAAATATCTTGACCCTGCGGCTGCGGCTGAGATTGCTCAAACAGCTAAGGGAATGGAAACAATTAAGCAAGGCAATGCAAGTATACAGTCCTTTATTAATCAGACAATGCAAAATGACGCAAAATTCCAACAAGAACTTACTAAAGCTAAAATTGCTCAAGATTGGAATGCTTACAATAATCTTATGGCACATCGTTATAAGATGGCTGAACAGGAAGCTGAGCAAAAGTTTAAGGCTACTAGCGGTGCAGTAGGAAAACTAGCCGAGCCAGAGAGACTTTCTGATGCTATGGTTAAAGACCTTGCCCCTCTTGTTGCTCTCTCGAATCTTCCGCTACATAGAAGGTGGCAGGGGGATGCTAAGAGTAATTATATAGAAACATATAAACCTATTGCAGATGCTTTGACACCTACACCTGAAAACCAGAAATATAGTGCGGCCTTAAATAATTTAGATGAGGTTATGTTTAAGAAAGGTGAAAACGGATATGAGCCAATAATTAGTTATAAGAAAGCATTCCTCAATTCATCAGATGAAGAAGGTAAAAAGAGGGCGATAGTGCAAGCCTCTCAAGCATTAGCCGCGAGCATAACTGAAAGAATAGCATTTTTAGGGGTATCCGGGGTGGATAGTAGAACCTTCCAAAAAGATTTGGTTACTTCTTTAGTTAATGACGAAGATTTTAAGAATGCTTTAAGTAACCCTAATGACAAAAAAGGTGTAGAGCTTCAAAGGGTACAAAGGGAGTTCTTTAGGGAAACTACCCAAGATATTGCTAGATTTGCTAACGGTAACTTCCAGTCGGCTGACGAAGTAAATTTTGCTCAAAATGTTTTAGGGTTTGCAACTGAATTGCCTACAGACGAACAGTTAAATGAAAATATGTTGGGAATCGCCGAAGGGGTGGGTGTAACAAATCCGTCAGAAGTTAGAGATATGTACTACAGAGGGTTTGTACCAAACCGAGACCAGGGCCAAGGACAGTATCAAGGGCAAGGGCAAGGGCAAGGGCAAGGGCAATCCCAAGGACAGCCAAGACAACGCAAACAGGTAAACTTGATACCTTCAGTTTCAAGCGGAGATGCCCCAAAGAACAATCAACAGTTCGCTAACATTGTGGACTCTAATGGAGCCCCAGTTCAAGGGCAGTATGCGGGTATTCTGTTAAACCAAGTACAGCCTAACGATAAGATGAGACCTGGATTACAACGAGGGCAGTATATTTTACCTAGTCACATGACTCAAGACCAAGCATTTTTGAAGAATGTTTCTGAGGTAGCTAAAGCAACTGGTGGGGTTATGGACGAGAAAGCTCTCTTAACTCTTATGGCTGTGGAAAATGTTTCTGGATTGCCAAATGTTATAAATATGGCGGGTAATAAATCAACAGGTGCAACAGGATTATTCCAGTTCTTGCCTGCAACAGTTTTCCCATATCTCAAGGAAAAGGGTGTTGTTCAAGGTGAGTTTGATTGGAATAGGCGTGCAGAAATACAAAACACTATGGCTAACTTAACTAGAACGCAACAGACAGCTATCTTTTCTGACTTCTTACAAGATATGATTCAAGATGCCCAAAGTGTTTACCCATCTGGTACAAAACTAACACCCGGTCATATTTATGCTATCCATAATCAAGGTGCCCAAGGTGTAAGAAATATGTTAAGAGGGCAATCTGCCTCAAACAAATCTGGAAACGCTGGATTAGATTTATCTAACATAAATAACCTTATAAACGATTTTAACAGAAGAATACCTGATACTTTCACTAATGAATCAGGCCAAACTATTTTCGGAGGTGGGTAATGGGTAGAATTAAATGGGGTGCTGGATTAGAAACAGAGGAAACCAAAGAGAAGCCTAAACAATCGGGAGGCAGAATTAAATGGGGTTCTGGGCTTGATGGGCAAGGGGTTGACTACAAAACCAGTCCTACCCCAAGCGGTAGAATTAAATGGGGTGCTGGACTTAATGACAGTTCAGAGAGTAGTTATGATAAAATAATGCAAGGTGACTTTGAGCTACCTAAGCAAACAGCAACGTCACTTCCAGACCAAAACATTGTTACCAGTGTTTTAAGTGCACCAGCAACTGAATCTGTTGACACAAAAATTGATGTTAAACCTATCGCACCTCTAATTGCACCGGGTAAATCTAAGAAAGAGTTAGCTAGTTTAGAGTTAAATAAACCTAAAAAAGGTATCGTTGAGAGTGTTGTTGATTGGGGTAAGGGTAGAGTTGAAGATGTTAAGACAGCCTATGAGGAAGGAAAAGAGGAAGACTTTCTTTCAGGTCGTAAAGGTTCTGTTGGTTCAGGAGTTGCTAAAGCTTACTTAGAATCTACATTCGGAGCCGCCAAAGATGTACTTGGTGGAGCTGGGAACTTTGTTAAGGAAAGATATGCGGAAAATATTGCACCAATGTATAATGTGCTCAATGATGAGATAACCGGAGGCCTTGGAAGAGGAGATAGAGTTTCACCAATACTCATGGAGCAGTTCAAAAAAGACCCCTCTAAAATATTTAACAAAGATTACTTTAAGGAACTTCCAGCGTATAATGCTTTATGGTGGGCAGGACATGCTTTACCAGAAATGGTAAAGGGTAAGAACCCTGGAGAAGTATTAGCTGAGAAACAGAAAATGGATGAAGAGTATAAGAAAGGCCTCAGAGATACTTGGGGTGAAGTTTCCGAGGATTCTCAGTTAAAATTTAAACAGGTATACGAACTAATGGACGAAAACGGTAATATATCTGTTGATGATTTAGATACAATTGACTTACCTAAATTCTTGAAAGCACAGTTACTCATAGATAGCAAATCCGCTCAATTAGGTATTCCAAAGAGAGTTTTAGAAGACCACTACGGACTCGCAGGTTTCTCGGATAACGCTATCGTTCAAGACTTCGGCAAACTAGTATCCGTAAACCAAAAGATTATTAAAGATAAATTTGATGTAGATTTAGAGCCTAATGATGTATTCACAATTATGCGTGACCCCGATTTGCGAAAGATATATGAATTACCTAATCAAGAGTTTGAGGGAGGTTCAGCTGGTATATTGCGGTATGTTGCAGCAGTTGCTGACCAAGCATTAATGAACATTCCTACCAAACCAGCGAGAATGATAAGTGCTAACAAGATTAAAGAGAAATATGCTTCCTTAGATTCACCAGAGATAAATAAGGCTTGGTCAGCTAATGAAGATATGATTGAGCTGTATCTTGAGAAAGCAAAGAAATCCGGTAAATCTCAAACTATAAAGGTTAACAGTTCAGGAAATATGGGATTCTTTACAGGTAAAATGGTAATTGACCCTAACTCAAATATTGCGGATGTTAAAGCATCTTTCAATGAAGCATACTTAACTAGTGTACTAGGGAACCTAGAGAACCTAGGTAAACGTTCGGATACACAAGTTGCTGGTATGGCTGTTAGTATGATTCCTGGGGCTACAACAACGGCGGCTAAAGGTATTACTGCTGGAATGGCTAGGGCTGGTATGAATGTTGATGCTTTATCTAAGGTAAACTTGTTTGGTAAGATATCTTCAAAATACCCTTTCATGGCAAATGTGTTAAAACCAACCTACGGGGCAACTAAAACTAATACTCAAATGGCACTTCAAGTTGGAAGTAATGTAGGGAAAACTGCTGTAAAAAATGTAGGCAATCTAGCTGGCAACGCTGTAAAGCTGGGTGCACAAGTTGCTGCAGGTTCTGAGAGTGGGTTTGAAGACCAGGCTTTCATCTATTCAGTAATGTTTGGGGGAGCTTTAGGAGCACTCGGTGCCACCGGAGGGGTACTTAGTGAAGGTGTTAGAAGTGTACAGCAATCTAAAGTAGGTAATACTTTAGCTCAACAAGGGGTTGCTTTTAGGGTAGCTAAACTATCTGACAGTGAGGTAAGTACAGTTTTCAGCAGAATTGGTAATGATGTAGCAACTGACTATAAGGGACTTGAGAAGATAATATCTTTTGAGGACTTTAAAGCAATCCACGCTGGAACAAGAAGTCAAATATCAGCAGAAGCAAACTTAATCAAAATGTTTGGTGAGGAAGCATTAGCTGACCCTAATTTATCTAAAGAGCAGGGGGTTGGCATTCAACATGTTATGGATGTGCTGGCTGGTAGAGTTGGGGAAGACAATCAGGTTGCTTTAAAGAACATATTGTCAACTCACTTCTCTTCAGTAAATGGAATGGACCCAATCCAATATAGAAATATGTATGTATTTATGGAATCAGCAAAAGAGGTTTTTGATAGTCATGTTGTCATGAATATAATGAACAAAGTTGACCCTCAAGTGTTTAAGAATACCGATGAGTTTATGGGGTTACTTAAGGCTAACAAGATAGGCGAAGGCATGAATACTGGAGACCTGTTAAGTATACCTATCACTAACCGTATTGGAACTGAGTTAACTGATGAAGAAATATTCAAACAAATATTCATTGATGTGGCCAGAACGCCTACTACTAGATTTGCTGAAGGCATTACAGGTAAAACCGCTACTCTTTACAGTGATACAAAAACAGCTGAATATTTAGAAAACCTAAACAGAAAGCGTAATGTTTTGGATACTTCTCCAAATATTGCTTCAAGGGCAGCAGAAGAGTTTGAAGAAAGTTTACTCGGACTTGAAAACCATTGGAAATCTAGAGGTAAATCACTTTCAGATACTATGGATGATTCCTGGAAAGAGATTGGTACTGAGTTAACTAGACTACGTACAGATATGCTTGCTAACCCTAAAAACTATGTTCCAAAAGAACCTTTAACATCTTTAGATGATGTGGTTGAAAACATCGCTTATACTATAAGAATACTAGATTTGGACGATGTTAATAAGTTTAAAGCTACCTTAAAAGAAAACCCTCATCTAGTTTACAAGGTTACTTCAGATTTGCTAAGTACCTCTCAAGAATTTATAGGTAAAAATAAAAAAGTTAGGGAAGCTTTCGAGTCAATAAATTTAGCTAGCAAAGAAATAGATACCCTAAGAGATATTGAAAGAATGAAAATAGTTGACGGAGTTCAGACTTATTATAATAATAAAATGGTTACTCCTATAGCTAACACACTAACTGATGACTTAGTTGACCCGAATATAGTCAGCCGAAATACAATGGAAGACCCTAAGAGTGCGATAAATAGGGCAACCGGTGCAGACCCGACCATAACCAGGTCTGGGGAATTACTTAGAGACGCTCATAAGATACCGGATGTGGCAAAGAGAGCTGAATACATTGCTAATAATTTAACAGCTAATAAGACTTCAATTGAGATGGATGAAGTTGTTGCCCAAAGCTTAGGTAAAAGGATGGCTAACCTTGAAGAGGTGGACTTTGCCGCCTTAAAGAAAGATGCTATCGCTGGTACAGTGAAAGTTAAGAATATTGGGATATTTGATGCTTTAGAGACATCTTATGGCAGACCTTTGAGAGCTGCTAAGGAAATAGAAAACATTATCACTGCTAACCCCAATAACTATACAGCTGTAGAAAAATTACAGCAAGTGGATTTACTGATAGGTAAAGTAACTGAAGATGCCATGGTTAGAAAATTTATAACTGATAACGACAGATTCACTAATTTAGTAACACAGGCTTCTACAGAGTTAGCCAATCTACCAATAGGCAATAAAGAATTACATGAGTTAACTTTATCCTTAGTTAATAACCCTAAATATGGTGAAATCCATATGTTCGGCAGTGGGTTCTCAGAGAAGAACTTGCAGAATATACTAGATTCGGGTAGGCAAATAACTAAAGAATCAGTAGACATTATAGCTAAAAGTTACAAAGAAGTTACCGGAGAAAACTTAAAAGTTTTACCTTTTCTAGCCACCTTCATAAACAAGTCAACACATAACTTAGATACATTGTCACTTTATGGTATGACTATGGAGAAACTATCCAAACAAGCAAACATTAAAGATAAAATTACTGGAGGGTATGTAAGATGGATGGGTTCTGGAGACATGATATCTAAGATAGTTGGTAGGGAATCTGGGGTGTCTATATTTAATGCAATAGTAGCTAGATATAATGGTAATATTCAGGGTTACAACGCTAGTATAGCTTTCACCAAGAATCTGCATAACACTTTCCAGGAGATACCTTTAGTTAAAAAGTACCTTTCATCTAGGCAAATGGGGGATGTTTGGTCAAGGTTATCCGGTTCTAAAGGAATATTGGATTCCACAGAAGGTGTTCAGATGGTTATGAAGTTAAACTCTAACTCGACATCACAAGAACACATGTTAATTCAAAACACCAAAAACGTTGTTGGTGACTTCGTGGCAACATTCGCTGAAGATGGGAGTATGGCTTTAACTTCTGTAGGCCGAATATTTAAAGATGTCTTTATAGATAATGTTAACATTGGTAATGTTTTGAAGTACTCCGATACAAACAATGCTAAATTAACTGAAACTATTAAGGCCGCTTTTCTTAGGGAAGTTAAAAATCAACACGGTGTAGTGACAACTAGGATGAAAGAGTTGGTAGCTGACCCTACAATTCCAGATGCCTTAAAAGGGTTAACACATAAGCAGAAAGTGGAGTACTCTTTATTAACCAAACAGAAAGCTTTGTTAGAGGTTAACCATTTACCTTTCGTTGATAAGGCTACCAACACTATCCGAGGAGCATTGCCTGAAAATCACGCTGGTAACTATTTCTCCAACTATTTTAGAGTTAGGGATGCTAACCCAGAACACTATAAGTCAGCATTCATGGCCTTTGAAACAGCTGGTAAAATGCAATCTCAAGTTTGGAGAGAGTCATCTGATATTATCTTAGAGAACAATAAACTGTTCAAAGATGTGTTAGGCGTTGAAATCCAGCCTTTCAAACATAGGGAAGATTATTACATTGGCTCTGTTAGGAATAAGACAAGTGGGGTTCTTGACCAAAGAGATGGTCTTATGAATGCTAACTCTATGAATGCTGTTAAAACTGAATCAGTAAGTGGAAGATGGAAATCTTCCAAATCTGCTTCGGCGATGTCACAGATAGAGAAAGCCAACTCAATTGACCCTAACAACTCGTTACACCCTTTACAAGCATTACAAAGATACGCTTACCAAAGGTTTACAGATGCTTCCACTATTCACAGTACTTCTGCTTTAAATAATCAAGCAAGAACTTTAACTGAAATGGGGTTCAATAATATTGGTAACGTTGTTAAAGAATGGGCAGCAACTGCCGGAGCACCTCCAGCACTATTGTCAACAGCTAAAGTAGCTATCAAAGATTACTTGTATAGAACTTCCTGGGGGCGAACATTAATACTGGCTACAACGCCCGTGGGAGCTATCGCTGCACCTGCTGCAAAGTTAACTACAGGTCCCGCTAGAATGATTAAGAATAATTTACAAGGTCACACAATGCTTCTCTCAAGAACTGGTAGTGCACAAACATTATACAATCTTCCAAACATGTTAAAAAATGGCCTATTCGACACATTTATCACGCAACCGTTTGACCCAAAGTTACAGGAAAAAGTGTTCAGGTATAATGCAAACACATATACTATAAATGGTGATTTAAAAGGGTTAGCTGAGAAAGCGGCTAAGGGAGTTCAACAAGAATTTGCTTTAGCAAGAAACCAAAGTATCACTTATATGGCAGGTACAGCTGGTAACCAAGGGAGAGGTAGTCTGGAGTCTATGGCTTTAGGTGCTGAGGGGGTTGCTGACTTCCTTAAAACTCAGGTTGCTATGAGAATGAAAGAACAGGTGGAGTTTTCAGTTTCACGTTCGGCCACCAATGCTGGCTTAAAGTCATTTGAAAGAGTAGCTACTTTGTTAGAGGAAGGTGATGTTATTGCTGCAAGGAAAATTATCCAAACAACTTTCCGTGGGTATACTCAAACAGATGTAAACAGTATTGTTGGTATGATTAGAAAAGGTATTGAGAAAGGCGATGTTAATGAGGTTGCTTTCCAGTACTTTAAAAACTACCATAGTTTGGCTGTCGGACAATTCGGTGGGCAATCTGCTTCACTTCAAGCAAAAAATCTAGCGTCTATGATACCAGGAATGTCAACATTCTATAGTTCAGCTATGATGGCTCCAGCTATGGTAATAGATGCTCTTGCGATGACTGGAGGTAAAGTATTAAACGCCAAAGGGGTTCCGTATGACCTGAAACAAGTGCATGGGGCTCTTTCAATTATTGGAGCGATGGTAGGGTTCGGAGTTGCCGAGCATGTCTATAACTATGGTACAGAAGACATGCCTCTTATTGGTGATGTAGTAAAGTTTAAAGGAATGGTTGCTGCAAACCCAGCTCTTGCATTACTTGATGGCTCCACTGCTGGAACGCAAACAGCAATGGACTTCGGTTTGCTAGCTAGAAGAAATGAAATGAATAAAAATATTAGTAGTTCCAGGTTAGCCAGAAGGACAGCTGAGCAAGCTGCCGCAATCATATTTACAGGAACAACACAACCTGACTCAGTTACCAGAGCTGTTACCCCTTTCGGACTTGCGGATGAAGTAGGTGTTTATGATAAGTTTACCGGTTTATTGTCAGCTGGAGCAGCACAAGCTATAGCCGGAGCTACGGGTGGGGAAGCTATAAATTATGATGTTTGGAACTTTTGGTTGAAGATTAGCAAAGGCGATGAATGGTCAAAATTAACTCAGTTGCCACCAGAGCATGAAGATAGAATTAAGGGAACCCAAAAGATGGCCGAAGAATACAGAGCAAGATATGGAACAGGGTTTGCGGATGCTTTAGCCAAGGGAACTATATCAATGTTAGCTGACCACAGTATTGGTAATATATTTAGGGAGACTTTCAAAGACCCGGTTTACACTTACCACATGATTACCCATTTCAATAGTGAAGAAGTGAAATCAAGAATGTGGAGTGACCCGAAGTACAAAGACTTAAAGGGAGCTATCATGAAAACTGGTTCTTTCCCAATGGGTACTCTATTGGGAGCAACCGGATTGGATAGTTTATTTAATGTAGATTACAACACTATGGAAGGAACCGAAGCTTACAAATACCAAGTTGCAAGTTTTATGGAAATGTTAGCTGCCTATGGGGTTGCTTACAGCGAGCAAGATATGACTTTTATTATGCAGAGAGCTGAGGAAACTTACAAACAGTTTAACGGCCCATTCAAACCAATGAATATAGAAAACTGGCGAACTCCAACAAATGACACTAAGTGGAATGCGGCCGTAGGTTTTAGGAAATAACACCGTATCCATGCTATTATTTTATTAACATGGATATTATTAAGGAGTATCACAAATGGACCCATTAAAGAAGAAGAAAAAGAAGTTAGACTTAAACTTAGGGCTGGAATCAGGTGGCACACAACTACCACCGCCACCACAACCACTCATTCAGCAATCTTACACGCAACCATTGCCAGGTGTGCAACCAATATTGTATAACCCAAACCAACGGTTAGATATGTCACAATATGCTCCCGACTACTCCTCTGTTAACCAATTGTCACCAACTCCAAGTTATGGCAATCCTAACGGCGGGGGTAACTTTGGTGGTAACTATGGTGGCGGAGGTGTAACCCCTTACCCAGCAAATACAGGTTCTATAACAAGTGGCGGAGGGTTTAAGTTTGATGCTTATGGAAACTTTGTTCCTGAAGGCCAAGCACAAACGCAACCTAACGTTGCTCCGGAAACCCCTCAAGAAGAGCCACCAAAAGAAACTCCACTTGAAGACCCTAGACCATATGACTTTGGAAGTGGTAAAACAAATCAACTTCAAGATGTTTCTAGTAACTCTGATAGTGGAAAGAGTGGGAGTGATTGGTGGAAGTATGCTCTAGGGGGTGCTGCCTTAGTTGGTGGAGGTTTGTTGGCAAAGAAGGGGGTAGGTAAGTTCGCTAAAGGTTGGGGGGATGATGCGTCTAAAGCAGCATCGAATGTCGCTGACCCATTAGCCACCAAAACTGTGGATAAAGGTGTTCCTTTATTAGAAGGGTCAGGAGATATTTTTATGGGGCCATGGGCAACTAAAACTGACCCATTAGCCACCAAAACTAAGCAATTGGCTCTAAACCCGGGTCAAAATGCGAATGTTCCTTTATTAGAAAGGTCAGGAGATATTTTTGCCGAAGGCTCTACTAATCCAATCTATATGAGACCTCAGCCAAAAATAGTTGACCCTTATAACAAAACTAATGCAACAGCATCAAATGTCGCCGACCCATTAGCTGCCAAAGGTACAGGAAACTATTATACTGGAATAGGTGATATTGGTAAACCACCGGTGGCGATAGGTGATGCAACTCAAAGCTTCAATGCTGGAGGGAATATTGACAAAAACTTTGTAGCTCCGACTGAACCATACAAGGGTGTTACCACTGGTAGCAATATCAACCTAAACCCTAAATCAGCAGAAAAGAATTTTACCTATGGCGGAGGTAACGAAACTGTTAAGGATGCTTTAGCTAAACCTAAAATCGGTGGTGACGCAATTTCTGATGCAAAGGCTACCATTGCTAACGGTAAATTCACTAGTATAGTTGAGGCAAGAGGAGCATTAGGTAAAGTTCCTGCTGGATACAAACTAGTTAAAAAAGATGGGAAAGTAGATTTAGTTAAATTAGGTGCTAAGTAAGAGGTGGATATGTTGGATTACGAAGGTGACAGAGACAGATGGTTACTTTGCCTAAAGTTAGCTGAAACATTTTGGTTACCAGATGAGGCCAAAAAGTTTGCAGGGGTTATTTTCTTAAGAAGTGAACTACTCCCACTTTGGAATCCAGAAGAAATATTTAAGGAATTAACAAATAGTCTGGATAGTTTTTAAAGCAACCCCTTCTTGTGGTAATATTAAGTTAACCAAACGTTTACAAGGAGTAGGTTAAATGAGAAGTACCACCAGAAGTATGATACAAAAAGTTAGGCAAAATCTTTTTGAGTTCCAGAAAACAGTGATTAGTGATGACTTAGTTCTAACTAAACTTAATGAAGCTTACCATGAAGTTTACAATATTCTTATCAAACAGTACCCGGATGTTATAGCTAAAACAATCACACTTCCGGTTACTTTTAACAATGATAAAATTATGTTGCCCCGTGAGTTAAAGTCTAGCCGAGTGCTATCAGTTTACAGTGAGTCCTTTAATAGAAGAATCCAATTACAACAAATTGAATACTCAGAATATGTGAGGATGGCTGCTAACAAGATATATCCAACATCTTTAGAGTTCCCAATGTGTTATGCGTTGAATAGAGGGGAACTTTACTTATACCCAAAGGTTTCTAATAATACTTTAACTATAATGTATGTTCCAGAATTAATAGAACTTGGGCACTTGATTGGTAACATTGATAGGGTGAACTCAAATAACTTACCACTGTATGCAACAAGTGAATACATTGACTCATTGGCGGATGAACAAAATGTTATCACTGTTTCTGATAGCGAAACTGGTTTCATCAAGGCTACCTTTGAAGCTACCGCTATAAGTCAAGGCGTACAACTAAATGTTGCTAGAAAACAGAGGTACAAAGGATTAGATATTACATCTGTGGAAACTAGTTACTTTGAGAAAGCTTACATATCCGGAACTGATTTGGTAGTTATCGGTTCTAGCAACCTTTCATCTGGAGATGTTGTTTACATAGACAGTCCGTTAACTCCTTACACAGAATATTACACTAGTTATGGAATGTCTTTGTTATCAACTATCCCTGACTTAACTTATACTAACTTAAACTTTTCTGGGCTATATACTGTTAGCAATATTGTTGGAACTGGAATCACGCTAACCCCAGCAACGCCAATAGAATACAATATGCCTATAAAGAATGGGTATAATACTACATTCTCAGGTGTACTGAATACTGCGGTTATAGATTTCACAGTACTAGAGGTAGGTGTAGATTATACAATTATATCTGCCCCAGACCATGGATTAGGCGAGTTAAATGATGTCACTTGGATTTCAGTTTTAACTGGTCCAGCGTATATTAAAGCAACCGTGTTATCTAGTCAAGCATTAGAGATTTCCTATGAAGTTGTTGCAGAAACTCAAATACAAGCAAAAGTGGTTGAGGTAAACCCAGACTACCTTTATAGTTTTCCAAGATTATTCACAGCGGGAGTTGAGAGAACAAACGCTAACGTTTTACAGGGTGTAAAGAACTCCCTAATACAATATGAGAACACTCAAGAGATATATGAAAACGATTTAGTGAGTTTAGGTTCGACAGGTGGGACACACATTTTAGACAGTCACTTTGAAAAGTACCTTGTTTACTATGCAACCGCATTAATAAAAGATAGCATTCAAGAAGATGCTGCATTACTAATGAGAATGTTAGATGGGATTTTAAGAGATGTTCACGCTGATATTGGTACTCGTAAGTTAAACAGAAGAATGATAAGAGAAACACCAATAGTAAACAACGCTATTAGCTGGAGGACTAGAAAATGAGTGAAGATAGGTTTTATCAGCAAGGTTTAAATATTTATAATGGTTTAGATGGTGCTTCAGATGCTGCCTCTATAAATGATGGGTATCTAATGGAAGCGGAGAATGTTGACTTCTCATATGCTGGTGTTATCAGAAAAAGACTAGGGTATAATATTGTTGGCGGAGACTTTCCAATCAGAGCTAAACGCATATCTAATGGTAGTATTGAACTCGATAGTCAGCCAGTTATTACCGTTTCGGGTGTTTTACATCCGTTTGACACTAGCCTGCAATCAATTATAACCGAATATAGTTTAGGTATAACAGATTTCAAGAGTACTTTTTCAGTACTAGAGATAACAACTGATGTCCAAATAAACTATATGGATTCTGATATACTATTTGGAATAAATGGTGTAACTGAGGCAAGCTTAAAGAAATACAAACCGGTTTTCGCTTTAACGGATACTTTGATAGTTGTTTCCAATGAGTTAATATATGAAATGGGGTTAGACCCTTCTATTTCTGCACCATTTAGTGATTTAATAGTTTACAAAGGGTACACTTTACCAAAAGTTAACAGTAAGGTACTTTCAGTAGTACAAGATATTTCATATGCAATAACTATTACTTTTGAAGATAATCATAATCTACTATCGGGTTCACAAGTTTACATTGATACTCTATTTAGGACTGGAACATTTACATGTGTTTCTGGAACTATATCAGTTATAGATGATAAGATTATACAAGTATACTATGACACTTCTTATGAAGCGAGAACAGCTAACGGTGTTGAAAACTTTGAGTGGTTAAATATCTATTACTCTTTCCCAACTACTGTAGATATCAGAAGGAGTAGTTCAAATAAAGGAGACTATCTGTTAGATTCGATAACAGGTATTAACCGAATATATGTTAACCTATCCTCTCAAGTTGGTTTGATGTGGGTTTGGGGTTTAGGTATTACTCCTCCAGTTACTGGGTTAACCAAGTTCAAAGATAATGAACTTATCGCAACATGTCAAAACTGGGCTTTTGTTTGGAAAGATGTAAAAACACCTATCAAGCAAGCAACCCCTATAAGTATGCCAACAACTGAGACATTGAAAATTATGCGAGGACTTGGTTCACCAGTGCTTACAGAAGTTGCAAGAGGACGTTTGAGGGCTGGGGACTATATCTATTGGCAGAATTTAGATGACAGTATGGAAATAGCAGACCCTAGGATTTTTAAGGTTAACCGGATAAGAAGTAATGATATAGTTATCGAATCAGCTGACGGATATCTAACAATACCAGCTAAATCAAGAATACTTTTCAGAACAGTAAGGGATAGCATTTATGCTAGCGAATACTTACCAGTAGGAAGTATGATAACTGTAAACAACCAGACAGTTAAAGTGGTGGCCAACCGATTCACTTCAGCTGGAACACTATCTGTCTTATCAGAATCTATATCGTATAGTTCTACTGACACAATACTTTTAGCACAACAGTGGGAGCCTTTGAATATAAGTGGAGACGATTTGTTTCCATATACAGGGTTGAACCCGTCAGCATATATAACAGATTTGATAAAAGTTTCTACTGCTGAATACGCTGATAGAGTTTACTTATCTTATGGTGAAGGTGGTATTTGGAGATATAACGGAAGGAATCTAACAAACATGCGTTGGGGTGCTCCCCCAATGCCTACAGTTAGGAGACTCATAAATGTTCCAGGAAGTATAACTGTTAAAGGTTCTACTAGTGAAGGCTTTATGGCTTCTGAGGTAAAGATAGCTGTCAATTATGGTTGGGAAGATTTTGATGGTAAAATATTTGAGTCAACCTATATAAACTGGGAAGATTTAACTATCCGCCCTAATATAACTGATTCCAATGATGCTGAACAAATAGAGATATGTATCCCTACTTTCCCAGGTAATTTAGGTATACCAGCAGATAAAGTTAAGATAAGGGTGTATGCTTTGGAGGATTCAGCAGAGGATACATTCTTATCACTTGTTACCGAGGTAGATAACCTACCAAATCAAACATATGTTATCGCAACTATTGGCGATAGGTTCAATAAGTTTTTTACTAACGCAAGCGATTTAGCATTAACATCTGCTCTTAATGATTCACCAATGATGGCACCAAGATGTTCTGGAATTGTGGCCTCAGAAAATAGATTGATTGCCTATAATACTTTGAGTGAATCTTCAGTTGAATTTAGCTGTGATAAAGTTTTCAAAGATGATGATACCGCTCAAATAGAGACAACTGTTATAACTTATGAACCAATACTTGGGAATAAGTATGAATTTGTTGGGCAAACATCTGGCCTTGGTTGGGTTGGGGTAACCCCTAAACCTTTAGCCAGGGGGTTAAAACTTTATCAAGCACAGTATATAGATACTAGCGATATTATACATTTAACCATGCCATTAGTTAGCGGAGGTTCTGTTTTATTAGCAACCCCTAAACTATCCAACGTTAGGCAGAGAGCATTAGTATCTACACTCGGCCCTATAAAGTCTAACATAGATTTTAACGAGACACTGTTCACATTGGGGAACAAAATAAACCCTACAGATATCTCCAATCCGGCAGCTCCGCCTGCAACAAATTATTTAGTATCTCCAGTAAAAAATAGGGATACTGATTTCCTGAGAGAGATTAATCCAGATGCAAAAGGAATGTTATTTTATGAGATACTGGATTCCACAGGTAAATATGAAACAAAAGACCCTTGTATAATGATTTCTGGGGGCAAACTGTTTCTATGTATTGACCCTGATGAGTTCACAGATATAATGACAAACAATGTTACATTTGGTGCTTTTAGAGTTTACTTTAAGAATGATGCTGACAGAACGTTAGGAAATTTGAGAGACAATAATACTGGTAAAGTTCTTGACTGGAATAGAGATGTTATCTTCGGTTTTACTTTGGGGGCTAATATCATATTTGATGATGGGGTTTTATCTGGTAAAGCTTACCATGGCTACCCTTTGGTATTGGTGAATATACAAAACGACCCTGCAGCCTACCTTAAGTTAGCTGATGATAACTTTAAGGCAACTATAGATGTAACTCATGCAGAAGGTGGACTAAAACATGGCGGATTTAGTTTGTTTGCAAGTTACTTAACCCTTAATTCGGGAGCATCTACTTACAAGATAGATACAGCTATCGGGGATACTAAAGCTTCGCCATCTAGTTGGAGAAGGTATTTCATAAAAGATGCTAACACTAAGATTGACGGAATTTATGTATCATATGATGATAGCTTCCCATTTTACTCAACTTTCCTAGAACCTGGGTTAAACGATAAGTTACTGGTTAAATGGTTAACAACTGATGCTAACAACTCTTCAAATTTTACTATATTCACCTCGGGAACCAAAGTTAAAGTTAAACTATTTGATAGCAATGATAGTCCTATAAAACATGAACCTGGTAAGGGAATGATAAACCTTGACCAAGAGTTTGAAGTTGTGTCTGGCATTTATGGAAGTTGGGTAGATAACGCAAATGCCCGTGGAATTATATTGAAAGCTCTCAAGCCACCTATTGAAACATATCTTGACCAAAAAGAAGTAAAACTAGATGTGGCTACGAGTGCATATGCTGAAATGTGGCTATCCGACATGGACATAGAGATAACTCCAAATTACTTTAGCGTTCCTGTTGACCCAGATGTTTACCTAGGTTCTGCTGAATGGAAAAATGTGTTGGCCGGAGATTGGGTTTTTGTTATATTAGCTGGAACAAGTGTTGACGAAGTATACCTTGAATACTCAGGCTGGTTTCAACTTTATGAAAACATACCACTGTCTAGTTCTTTTAGTAGCATAAAACTAAGTAAACCGGACTCTGGTAATATTCCAAGAGGATTTAATACTCTACGTGAATCCTATGTTTTACTTGGAAGCTCTGATATAACTCTACCAGTTGGCTCAGGTAAATATGTTCCAGTTCCGCTACCAAGTAAGCCTCACAGTTATGGCAGAAGATTTGACTATGCTTACCCTCTGTTTTCAAGAACACTTGATGAAGGTAATAATGCTTTCAACTCTGTTATAGCTAGATTTGCTATGGCTATAAACACTGTTCTAAGAGATAAGGTTACTGCAAGATGGGGGAGTTCACCAACGGGTGACATTATAAGTGATATTTACCCTGCTAACGGTATGCAGATAATACCCCATACTTTAGTAAACCGTTATACAGAAGTTAACACAAATTTTACTTTGAATAAAATTGAGATTGATTTAGCTAAGTATACCACCCCAACTGACAAATGGACAGTAAAAAATTTACCGACAGTGACTTCCGAATTCTGGCGGGCTTTTGGTGTTAACATATCTACAAATGAGACTGGCACATTCAGCACTCAGAAAACATCTTCCTTCAGTATAACTTATTCTGATAGGGTTCTGGATAGCACTATTTACTGGACTATATCACAGACAGATAGTTTGACTAGGTTACCTGTATTTGGATTCGTTACAACGGAAACTGTGGGTAAAGAAGATAATGAGCCTATAACTGGGGCTATCCGCTGGCAAGATATGGTTATAATAAGCAAGCCTTCGTCTATGTGGGGTATTCAGATAGCATACAACAAGGACTCTGGGGATACTGTAAGGAAAACTAGGTTACAGGTTCCAGAGGGCAGTAAATCAGGTCAAATGGTAGCAACAGAAAGCGAAGTTTACTTTACTGGTAACACAGGTATATGGAAAACAACTGGTACTGACTCAGAAAAAGTTAAGGTGCTTGATAGGTATTTTAAGGAGAGAGTATTACCAAGTTATAGTTACTTACCTATAGCATCCAGTTCTTACGACAGTTTAAGTAGAACTGTTTACCTTGGTGTCCCTTACGCTACAGAAGGTGTTAGTAGTTTGCCTAATGCTAGATTCAAATTAGATGTTACAACTTCTGCTTGGAGTGTAGATACCGCTCTATACGTTTCACAATACGCCTACATTGGGTTTAAAGAGTTTTATGGTAGTTATCTAGGCAACGTTTTACAGAAACGCACTGAGGGCGAAATAAACGCTCACAGCGATGTTTTAGATAATATCGCATTCAAAATTAGAACACGCTATTCAGATACCGATTCAGCTTTCAAGGTTAAGTTTTTCAGAAACATGTATTTATTGTTAGGTGAAGATGCCCCTACTACTATACGCATTGGTGTTGCTTACGATTTCAAGAGGTTTATTGATGGAGAGTATACTTCTGTAAACATAAAACCGGATGTTGCTGGAGTTAGTTTTGGTACAGAAAGTTTCGGTGGTTCTAGGTACATAGCTGACTTTAGGGTTTCAACTATGCCTAGATTCTCGCATATCAGTATACAGCTAACTAATAACGATAGAAATCCAGTTGAAGTGTTTGCAATATTCTTAGAAAGCCTTAGGGTTACTGGGAAAACCAAAGATGAACCGGTTAGCAGAAGTTGATTAAAGTTTTCCTCCGTTGACCAACAGTAAAATCTTTGCTAAGATTAACTATAAGGAAAACCAATTAAAATGGAGCTAAAAATGGATTTATTAAAGTTTTCAACGCCTTCCGGGGCACCAGACTGGTTCGCTAAATTTCTTGAATATTATAACAGTGAAACTGCTAATCAGTCTTTTACTGTTAACAGTGAGACAGTAGAAGTTTTAGATGGCAAAATTTTTGCCACTTCTGGTAACATGGTTACTGTGGTATCGGGTAGATGCAAACTAAATTTACTTGAAAAGAAGCCCGGCATATCTAACTATGCGGTAAGTTTACCTAGCTGGGTAGTCCTGTCAGCACCAAGACCTGGAGGAGCAATTAGTGTTGCAAAGCCCGCATATTCATTGGATACGCCTAAAAGAGGAGACCTAGTGAAATTAGGAGACTCTCTCTCTACACGACAGATACTGAATGTGAGAATTTTTAGTTCACATATAGAGCTAGAAGTGAGCGGGGGAGCTCTAGTTTTGAACGCAGGTGAAAGGGTACAGCTAGCTAAGGGGACTATTACTCTGCAGAAGTTAGTAGGTTTAATATGAGCAAAGGCATAAGGCTTTATGGGCCTAATGGGGAATCTATCGAGGATAACCAGATTATAGTGGTGTTTGATAGACTTGCAAACTGTTACAGATTTGTTGCGAACGACGGCACGGCTTTCTTAGTTGACCCAGATACGTATCCTGATTTGAGGTTGCATGATATCATTACTGTTGATAGGGAAAGTCTAACACTATTTACAGGAGAATGAAAAATGGCCACACAGTGGAACTCAAACACAGATAGCACATCTAGTCCAACACCGTGGACAGGAGAACCAACGAAAGAAAACAGCGTAAGAAGTTTTGCTCGAAGTAAAACAGTTCACCCACAATCGGGTACAGGTGAAACTAATGAACAGATTCAAGATAGGCGAGCCACGGAGGCCAAAGAAAAACAGGAATCTTTAGCCCGCACTAAAGAAGTCGAGAAGTCTAAGGAAGTAAAAGATAACTATAAGAATACCGTTTTATCTGAAAAATCCAGGGAATTAAAGCAGACTATCGGGCAGGCTGGCGATGAAGTAATCGGGAGGGTTAATAAGTTTCTCAACGAGGGAAAAACGCAAATAGATAACCTAAGTTCAGCAGAAACTGTATATAACCCGCAGACCGGTAAGTGGGAGCTATCTAATGTTAAAAGAAACCAAGGTTTTGATACACTAGCTCAAGAGAAATACCAAGAACTACAGAGGCTGAGGGAAACAGCTGATACATTTTTCGTGCAAGGTGAAAATGGCCAGTGGGAGCCACGAGAGTTCAGGGATGTTGTCGCAGACCACTATAATTCGCTTGACCCAGATAACAGAATGAAAGTCGATGCCCGGGTTAATAAGCTAATGTCATTAGCTGAGCAAATTAATCGTCTTGAACAATTAGACCAAGGGCAATCTATAGAAGCCCAAAATCTTAGAAGACAATTAAATTTAGAGGATAGAGATGGCACTGTTTCAGGTTTATACGAAGCAAGGCAAACAGTAAAAGATTTGCTCGAAGGTAACATATCATTCTCAGGAGATGAGGGAGCTGATAGCCGTACCGTTGGTGATATCTTAAATTTAGGGCTAGATGAGATACGAGGTGAATTAGAAAAAGCCGCAGCTAGCTCAAGTGGTTTATTTGGTGGTGATTATTCTGCTGCCATAAAGAATGCTTTAGATAAGGATAGTGAAGACTATCAGAAATTTGTTAATGAAGAAGTTTTCTTTAAGAATACTATATCAGATACCGGTAAAAAGTATTTCAATGATATCCAAACTAGATTAATGGGAATGGCTAAAGACATACAAAGTTCACTTAAAAATGTTGCTCCCGATTTGCAAAGAGCAATGCAATTCGACCCAACTATGCAAGAGGATTCAGAGTTACTACAAACTGTTTTTGCTGGCTTAGATGGCGGAGACCCTGAAGATTTTACAGGATTTATTAATGATATTTTATTTGACCCTGCTTCTGGGTTAGCTTTATCCGAGAGACATAAGTTAGCTAATCTGATAGGTGACGTTATGAAACAGCAAGGTGTTGACTTAGGTAACCTTGGTGAGGACGCTTTGATTTCAAATGCTATGGAAGAGTTATCTGAAACTGGAACTTTTTCATGGATTAATGAAGATGGCACTGAGAAAAGATTGCAGCCAACTGGCGGTCAGAAAGCATTGATACTTCATGCGGCAAACCAAGGGCAAGAGCAATTAAACAAAGTGTTCAAAGATATTGTTAATGGGACTGGAATTGACCTTGAGAAAACAGTACGAGACCTTACAACATCTAAAGGTTATACAGCATTACCTATGGCGATTGAAGGTTTCATGAATAATACTATCGAATCATTTAAAACTTTTAAAGGAAGTGATACTGAAAAGATTGTTATGAATGCTGCATTACAAGCTACTCAAGGGTTATCTGAAGCTTACGCCAGAGGTGAGGTTTCAGATGCTGATTTAAATGCAAGTATGATAGAGTTTATTAAAAATAATCCTGGGATTGCTCAAGATACATTGAAACAGAAATGGGATGATGCAGTAAAACAAAACCAAGTGCAAGCTACAGAAATACAGAAACAGATAGCCCAGTTAAGACCTGCTTATGAGGCTAACTTACAAAAGATTGCTGAAACAAGTAAAAATGTTTTAGACAGGGAAACAAAGATACTTCAATGGATTGATGATACTAAGCAAAAGGTTACCCAAGAAATTGTAGATAACTATCCTTTAGCCGAGGCCGCTTTTAGCGAAGGAGATTTCGCTGGCAAAGCTGCTGCATATATGGGCTGGAGTCATGAGCAATTGCAAGCTAGATTACCTTCTGCTATCAAAGGACTAGCTTCAATGGCTTCCCTAGTCCAGGTACAACAAACTGACCCAGAATTATACAATATGGTAGAGAAAAAAATTAAAGAGATGCTACCAACTGTTACCAATAAAACGCTCCAAGAAATCATTAAAAACTTTAATCCTGCAAATATGCAAGCATCCGGAAGAGATAATTTCATGATGGATATTTTAGGGAGCGGAACAGGTGGAACATTAGCAGCTATGATTGATAAAGCTTTAAACTCAAGTATCCTAACGCACCCTCAAATAGTAGAGGCAAGAAAAGAATTGCAAACTGCGAAACTTAGTTTAGCTAAAAGCCAAGGTGCATATTCTAAAGGTATGCTGGAATTAGATAAACAAGAAGCTGTCCTAAAAGAACTTTCACAGAAAACTAGTGAAATGAATATTTTAACCCCTAAAAACATTGTTAAAACAGCAGCTAACATGGCTAGAGCGTTAACCGAAGACGGAGTTTCTGCGACACCTCCAGTATTCCAAGGGTCTGCAATAGATATGGGCGGAACTGGTCAAAGAAGTCAGGTTCCAGGTAAACTTAAGGCTATAAGCGGAGTGACCAATGAAATTCATCAAGGGATACAGGGGGACCTATCACTTAAGAATGTTTCAGGCAAACTTGATGGTATAAAAGGGTTTGAGGGTGATTTAGGTGGTATGAAATCTATCAACGATATTACTTTAGATAACGAGGGAGCTATGGATATAGGACAAGTTCAAGATATTAAGGTAGATGAAGCACCTCCAGGAGGCTGGAGTACCACTGGAGCTAACGGTGGAGCTATGAGTGGTAAAGCTAGGGTTAACAATACACTAGTTGACGGATATTATTATAAAGACCCTAAAACAGGAGCAACAACTTTCTATGCGGATACTTCAAAGATGGGTAAAGCAGACACTATGTCTTTCTTAAGAAGCATTGGTGCGTGGGCTGAACAAAGTAAAGACCCTAAAGCAAGTAATATTGTAGATAGCATAAGAAACAAGTTACTAAACAAATTACAGTCAGCCACTGATTTTGTAGCACCAAGAGCAGATGCTAACGATGCTCAAATGTTACAATTCTTAGGTGAAAACCCAAATAATTATAACCCTAAAGATGCTAACAATGTTTTGAATAATGCTTACAATGAAGGTGCAGAATATCTAAGGCAAGTTGGATACAGGGATGAAGAGATAGCAAAGATGCCTAGAAACCAAGTTATTGGTCAGGGTAAGGTTACTGAAGATATGTTTAGAGATGCTCAAACTGAAAAACTAGATGCAGAAGTTAAAAAAGGTAATATAACTCCTGAACAAGCTAAGTCCTTAAATGAACAACTTGTTAACCCAGATACTTTGAGTAAACAGATTGCTGATGAAGCTAGAAGAAAACAACAGGCTGAAGAAGAAGCCAGAAGAAAACAGGCTGAGGAAAAAGCTAAACAACAGCAATCATCTTCAGGTAAGAGTTCACGTGACTGGGCCGAGGAGCAACAGCAAACTAGGGATAATGAGAAAGCTGTAGAAGACTATAACAAGAAGCTAAAGGAGCGTTATGACCCTAACGCTCTCCAAGTTCAATAAGGAGGTAACATGAGCAGTATTTTTACTAAACTAGCACATGACAGTACTAAGGGCAGAGGCGAAGATGAAGCTGCCATTAGACAACGCAAAATGGATGATATAAGTAGAGCGGCTAGCCAGCAGTTCGGCAAGGCTTCCTACCAAGGAAGTACTTCAGCTGACAGAGCAAGGCAAAACAGAGATTACGAGATTTCGGATATAGATAGGAGAACTGAAGCTTCAGCTCAGAGGAATCAACTTGCTTCTCAAGAGGATGCGAGAAAATCTGGTGTTTCAGATGCTGTTATGGGAGCTCTTGATAGTCAAACCCAGGCAGAAATAAAAGCTAAGCAGGAGCAAAATAATCAGAGCAAAGCAACTGAATTAGCTGATAGGACTAATCAATGGGCTACAAATAACGAGATGAGAAACCTTGATTTTAAGGAGCTAGTGAGCAGAACACAGCGTTCCGATGCTATAGCTGAGCTGTATCGCGAAGGCCGAGCAGAAGACGCTTTGTATGATGCCGCCCTAGAAGGCAAGCTTAAGATGCAAGATATTGATATTTATTATAAAAGTTTAAACAGTGATTTAAATAATGCTTTTAAACTGTTTGAAGTGGGGGAAAAAGCATCTTTTGAAAAAATGATGGCAGAAATGCAGTCAAAAGCCGTCAACTGGGGAACAGTTATTAGCGGAGTGGTACAAACTTTAGCAACGGTGGCCAGCTGGTAACACAAATTAGAAAGGAAAAAAGATGATAATCAACCCGATAACTCAAAACCACGAAGGCTTTGAAGAACTAGTAAAGAAGCAGAAGGCTAACGCCTTCTATTGGCCCTTCAAGCAGAGTCAAGAACCCGTGCAACCCATTGAAGAAAAACCAGAGCAACCAAATCCTATGGATGCAGGCTTACAGCCGCCACCAAATCCGATGGATTCAAAGTCACCACCTCCACCAAAACCTAGCTCAGGTAGCATGAAGAATGTTGCTAGTCGTATGTTAGCAGAAGGGCTAGATTTGCCGGAGAGCACTATAAACAAACCAATGCCATCTGGTAAAGACCCGCTATCAAAATCTATCGGTGGTAACCAGAGTAAGCTTTTAGCTAAAAGGAAGATAGACGAAACTAACAAACCTTCTAGCCTAGGAGGGATGAAAGTATGATAAAAAGATTAACGCCAGCTGAAAGGCTAAAACAGCAAGAATCTGCATATGCTTCCATGCTAAATCTCCAGCCAGCCCAAGAAAAAAAACAATCTTTGGAGAGAGGTAAGGTCACTGAGGGCACTCTTACAGAAATGATTAAAGGATTTGGGGCTGATGAATCTGATTCCGAAGAGAGAGGAAGAGTTAAAGGAACCTTAGAACAGGGGAGCCAAATGCTCGGAGAAGTACAAGCAAAACAAGCAAAAGAACAAGATGCTTTAAGTTTTCAAGGAGCAAACCAAAGGGAGTCCATAATTAGTCAACGCCAAAGTGCAGCAACCAGTGATTTCGTGAGGGAATCCGAAGCTCAGACAAAAGCTTTACAGGAAGCAGTAGCACAGAGAGCTATTGACCTAGGAATGAACTCGCAGGAGTTGGCATTTCATAATAATGCCCTAGTTGCAGACACAGGGTTTGATAAGCTAAAAACGGACTTTGCTGAGGGCCGAGTTAACAAGCAAGAGTTGATTACTCTTAAAGAAAACTTAACTCTTAGGGCTCAGAAGAGAAATAATGCGGCAGAGGAAATGCTAGCTATAAGATTTAATGAGGCTATGTTACTTATTCAAAAAGGTGATATAGCTAACGCTAAAAAAGTATTAGAGATAGCTTTGAAAGCACAAAAAGATGCAGCAGATGATATGGCTAGGGCTTCAAATCTAGGAACTATAATTGGTGGCGGGGCTCAACTGTTTTCTTCAGTATTCACAAAATAACTATTGACAGTAAGGTTTACCTTGGGTAGGATATATTTAACATCAACTTTTTGGAGTTATTTTATGCTACCAACCGTTAAGTTTGCGGGTTTCTTGAATAAGAAGACTTACGTCATCTGTTATCTAAGTTACCATTTAAAAGGTCAGAGCCATTCTAAAACTTACCACATACACAGAGTAAGGAAACATATGTTTCCTGATAGTTACAGACAGTATGCACATCTACTCACAATAACCGCTATGTGTTTAACTTATGGCATGGATTGGGAAAGAATAGATACAACCCATTTAAGGGAAACATTAGTGCCGTCTGCTGAAACAGTAATAGGCCACTATAAAAAACATGGTAACTTAGATGGACACCCGATATATTCTGAATCTAATGAAGAAATGAAGGTAGCATTATTAAATGCTGTAACATTATTTAATGATTTAGGAATACCTTTCATAACGCCTAATGATGCTAGAAATTTATCTAAGAAAGAACAAGTAAAACAGTTAGAGCTTTCATCACTAAAATATAGTAAAAATAGTCAAATATTTGTTAGCGGTGTAACAAAAGATAATTTAGTAGAATGTGAGTGTTCCTGTGGATTCACTTTTCAAGCAGAACCAAAGATATTAATGATGGTCACACAATGTAAACGATGTAACTATGGTGACTACAAGAAAGCAGAAGAATTAGTAAAGAGGATAACTAAATCAATTGAGAGCCGTAGAATGGCTATCGTTGATATACAAGAGTAATTCATGCTCTGGTACAAAAACTACTTCCAGTATACCATGCCTGTTAACTAAGTTAAATCTACCAAATCCTTTCAACTCAACCGGCTTACCCGTAAACAGGGCTGAACGCATAGCCTTAATAAACCGTTTTTCTAAATCCTTCTCACCTTTGTAAAACTTTAAACACATTTTTAAATCACCTATCATCGTGCTACCTCCCAATAGTATAATAATACTATACTACAACAAGGAGAGCTAGCATGAAAATACTAGAGGCTTACGTTTCTAAGGGAAACCATACTAACATAACAAAGGTTAGTGATAATTGGTGGAGAATTAATGAAGATTTGGTTTATATTGTTATAACCAGTGATTGCATGGTTAAACATGTTGTCCCTAAAGGATTTGAGTGCGACATGGCATCTATTCCACCACAATTTTTGTGGTTACTTGGAAGCAAACCATATGTTATGTCTATAGCCTCGATTTTGCACGATTATTTTTACAAAAACCATGGTGTCAACAGAGATTACGCTGATATAGTTATGTTAAGATTGATGGAAAAATACAACAACCCAAAAGATAACTGGAAAAAACAAGCTATCTATTGGGCTGTTAGAGCGTTCGGGGGTAAACCTTGGAAAACTAAAAGTTAACTTGAGAGTTCTCACTGATATCTTTAATATAAGAATCACTTAGGCTTAGTGAACTTGTAGTTTTCCATACAATCTTGTTATGTGGGGCAACTACATAGATAGCATTTTTGTTTGCTAAAGTTGATGGGTAACTTTTCTCCTCAACTTCTTTAATCTGAAGTCTGCCTAAACCTGGCAATGTTACCTCTCCTTCGGCAAGAAGGGTTTCTCTAAGTGTGCTGTATACATTTAGCAGTAGTTTTGAGGCTTCCACTTTAGTTACATTTAGCTTGCTAGCAAGTTTGCTAGTAAGGATTACATTTTGAGTTATTGTTGGTAGATTAGTAGTTACAGGTTTGTCTACTTTAGGGATATCTTCAGTAGATACTTTAACTTCACTTACATTTTTCTTAAAAGCCATTTAAAACTCCTTACCTATAGAGGCTTTCTCTATACTTGTTAATAATATCCTGTGCTTTTTTAGCAGAGTCATTTGTTGTTTTACCTGTACCAGTGCTCATCTGTGGTTTGAACTTTTGGTTTTGGGTATTTGCCATTGTTCCAGGTTTCTGCATTTTTTGGAATGACTTGTAAACCGGTCCAATTAATTCAGTTAATTCAGCTTCCAATTGTTTTGGGCCAAAAGTTTTACCAGAGCGAACTTGGTTCATACCTTTCTCCATAACAATGTTTAAATATTTATCAAACCATTTATTATCACCAGAAACTTGTGAAATGTAGTCGGATACTTGTTTATATTTTCCTACCATTCCCATTTTCCAGGACTCTAGTTTTTTGGTTTCAACATCCAAAGTAAACTTGTTGCGTTCTTCTTGGATTTTGTTAAGTTCATTTTTTACTCGGCTGTCTTGTTCTTGTGGAGCTTTATATTTGCTATTCCACTCAAGCTGTTCAGCTCTATATAAGTTAGGGTCTTTAGCTATCGCATCTAACTCGTGATATGTTTTACTAAGGAACATAAGTACATCTTTAGGATTAGCCGTAAACATTAGGTCTCTTAATGTTTCAGTTAGGAATTGTGAGGGACTGTTATCAAGTTTTTCTTGTAAAGCTCTTCCAATTTCGGCATCTTCCTTTATAGAATCAAACTCAGCTTGAAGGTTTTCATATTTCTCATAAACCTTTTCAGCTATCAAAGCTTTCTCAAGGTAGCCTTCTAACTGCTCTCTTGAGTTAATATCAAGGGATACTTGCCCTAATTCATCATATTCACCTTGGAATTTGATTGGTGAGAATTGTTGGTTAGGGTTTTGATTAGGTTTCCTCCCTAACTCTTTCATATTAGGTTTTTGCCTAGGAAGCTGTTGACCTTCATTGCCTTCATTAAGTGCAGCAATTAAATCTTCAACATCTATGCCCTGAACTTCAGCCATATGTTCATACAGCTCACGTTCACTATTGAAACCTGACTCACGCAACTCTTGGTAAAAGTTTTTATTGCGTTCACCAGCTATATAACTATCATAATCACCTTGCGGTATGCTGAAGTCATCTCCGCCCATACCACCTAAATCATTACCAAATTCAGCCATAAAACCTCCATAAAAATATTAAACAGGTGGTAACTCACCGCCAGCTGGAGGTGGTTTTTCACCACCTGGAGCTCCACCGCCCTCAGCTGCCCCAGCTGTTAATTCAGCAAGAGCATCCATGTGTTTCTCTCTGTGTTTAACAAAATTCTCTTTAATCACAGAATCCATTACCTCGAACTCCTGAGAGTTCATATAAGTAGTTAACGAGAATAAATGCTCCTTGTGCTCCTGATATTTCTCTACAGGAACATTAACCCCTAAAGATAATTTTAGGTTCTCTGCATTTTGCACTTCTCTAGCACCTTCTGCAAAGGTTTTCAAGGATAACACATCACCGTCTACTAGCAATCCTAGCAGTTTCTTCATGTCTATGCCAGCTTCCTGAGCTATTCCCATTTTAATTATTTCTAGTATTTGATTTTTACGAGCCGCAGGGTCTGCCGGAATCATCATACCAAAGTCAACTTGTAGAACATATCCGCCCTCCAAATCGCTTCCCTTAAAGAATGCTAACTCATCTGACAATTCACCGCCAGCAATAGATAACCATCGGCTATCCCCAACAAACTGTTTAGCTAGGGCAATCCCTTGTTCATATATCTTTTGAATAAAACGCTTTTTCTTATTGAAAAGTCTTATCCTAAATTTATCATCTTGCTCAATAGCCATCTGTATAGAATAAGAAGATAGTTCTCTATTTATCTGACCTTGAGAAAACTCACCCATTCCCCAAAGTTCATGGATTTCTCGCAATATTGATTCTTCAATCTTCCAGAAGTCCCCTGAAACTGCGGTTGGTCTAAGATGTTCTGGCCTGTTGCCTGAATGTGGTGAATAAGGGATTGCTTTATAGGTTGCATCACTTAGCACTTCTTCTGGAATCTCACCACTTGGATACATCAAATGTATTTGTCCATGGAGCATAGCATTGTTCAAAACAACTGAGTAAACTGTTGACAAGGTGTCAAAAGTTGTACTAGCTAAAACAAGTCTACTCATACCATAAGGACTATCAGCTATATCTACATCAGTTAACATTATAAATGGTAGTAACCCATGTTCATAAGGGTGCGGTTTGATATCTGTAAGGTACTCTGGATTCTCTAAGTCAACAAAATAGAAAAACTTACCTTGCCAGTTATTCCAAGGTAACTTCTTTTCCCAATACTCAAATACTGGTATTGTATCTGGCGTATCATCACCTCCAGACATTCTGTCACCATATGGCCCATAGTTTTGCTCTTCCCTTTTCTTAAGGTATTTATCTATAACACCTCTTCTTTCTGGGAATGCATATTTCACTTGTTCGACCGGCATATATATTCTGCGAATACACTTTGTTGCCTCACGAAATGTTTTTGCAGCAGGGTCAACAAAGAAATCCCTAGGGCTAACATCTGTTACCTCAAAATCTCCGAGAGCTTCATTAGGGTTGCTTAGTTGCTCAGGACTAGGTAACCCAGCGTAAGGGTTCCAACCAATATAAGCAATTCCAGTTCCTTTACAAGCACAGTTTAAGTAAACTCCGCTTTCCAGAACCTCATCTAGCTCAGTAATTTTTCTGAAATACTTAACAAACTGTTTGGCAAACTCGGCAGCTCTAATATCTGATTGACTTGTAGTCATCGGACTTATTGTTACTGTCGGGTCACTTACTGTTAGTTTGCCTTGTAAGAACAGGGTTGCTTGGCAAGCTTTAAGTGTTACTGGGGTTAACTCATTTTGCCCAGCAACAGTTCCCAAATCTTCTAATTGCAACAAACTTTGGATGGCTTGGTTAGTGTCCATGGCATTGAAACGGTCTCTACCTTTCCTATTGATTACTTGGTAAACTGTATCACAGTAATCATATTCAGGTTCCATCTCTCTTTGCAAAGCTAAAGATTTATCAATAAACTGTTTTAAGGGTTTCTTAAATGACTCTGCTTCCCTCTGCTTCTCTATAAAATTAACTACTTTAGGATTCATGCTCTGTATGCTCCTCTAGCTAATCTTGGAGAAATGCTTTGAAGCTTTGATACTTTGTCAGCGGCATCTTCGTATTTCTTAAGTTTACCCTCAAGCTCCTCAACTTTCTTCGATAGTTTGTTAAAGTCTTGAATAATCCCACCTGTTGTTGAACACAGGCCTTCATACTCTTTACCCAAATATTCATGAGTTTGTTTGAGTTTGGCGTAATTACACACTAACTCGTAAACCCTAACGTACAAGTAAACAACACTGAGTGATGTTATAAATAGAAAAACACTTAAAATATAAACCATTAGCGACGCCCTCTATATGAAAGTTTCATTCTGCCAATTCCATAAACCTTGTTAGGCTTCTTCTGTACCTTCATGTTATCACGTTTAAGAGTTTCCTTCAACTTCTCTAGTGCTATCTCTTGCTCACTCCTTGGTCTCGGAGGCGTTGGTTTAATCTTTGGTGGCGGTGGAACTTCTCTACAAAAGTAAAGAATGGTGTCAAGCATGTGCATTTTTGATTTACCTTTGGGTTTCCCCTCAGCACTCCATTCTATATCTTGAATTTGTCTAATAGCATCACCACATGTTTCAAATATTTTAAGTCTACCTTGGTTAAACAGTTTTTTTGATTCCATTATACCTGCATTGATGTTCTTTTGAATACTGGGTCTGAATAGTTTTCTTACCCCTTCGTCAGCACCAAACCAAGCTTCATGGTTATCATAAATAGAAAGTGCCCATTCAGTAGACTGCTCTAACCTTACTATCTCTTTTAGAATAGTAACAGCATCAATGCCAACAGATGATTTACCTATCTCTGTAGATTGGTACATAAACCAGTCATTGGTTTCCGGGTCTTCTGCGAACCAACTTATACCTGTCTTATGTGCTGCAGGGTCTGCAACTCTAGCTTTCCGCCAATGTGAAGGTATCTCAAATGGTTTAACAATATCAATATTGCAATCAGAATATATCTTTCCATGTTTACTTTCAAAATACCAGTCCCCATTTAACCTTGCTTCCCTTTCTGCTGGTGGTAAACAATCCCATTCAGCCATAACAGTTGCTAACCTTTGAGGGTTATCACGGTAATGTGGGTTAGCTGTAAGTGACCAGGAGTGAAGCTTCATAGCCCCAGTTTTACACTTTTCATCTAAGTAATCTTTTATCTCAACATTTTCAATTAAAGGTGTAAACCCACAGATAACCGTTCCGTCGCAGTCAAAAGTACGTGTAACCATTTCACTAATAATCATACGGTCATTTGGCATTTCATCTAAGACAACCAAATCAATAACCCTACCCATAGCAGTAGTTAACTCTTGCGAGTAACTCCTAGTTTGGATAATATCCCCATTCCTAAAGGTAATGGATTTTATAGGTTTCTCAGCAATAGCATGATATGTTATCATCTCATTGCCTTTGTCATCTGTATAGTACCACTTAGGAACCATGGCAAATAAGTATTTCTTTAAAATAGTATCCATAACGAAGTCAAAGCTAGGTGCACCAACCCAGATTTGCATTGGCTTAGTCTTCTCGTATTCTATCCCTAACTTTTTACAGTTATATCTTAATTGATAGGGGTGATTACGCATAAGTACCCAAGCTAGATGTCGTATGTTACTAAATGTTTTACCCGCCCTATTACCGCAACGTAGTAATATTTGTGAACTTAAATCCTTGAAGAAAGCTTCTTGCTCTGGAAACGGTACCACACCCTCCATTCCTGGGATAAATGCGTTTTCTAGTTTCTCCTTATGCCGCATTTCAGCTTCAACAAGTCTTTGGTAAGCATGGTAGGTTTCTAAGTATTCGGTTTCAGTCTTCATTGCCATAAGGTTACTTTCCAGCTAGTCTTCTAGCTCTAGCCCTAGCCCTAGCTTTGTTGGATTCCGCAGTGTTTTGTGCTCTAGTTCCCTTACGAAACTTGCCACCATCTTTTTCATGATGACTGCCTCCGGTTGTGTGATTAGCTGTTACATTATAGCCAGGGTCTTTTCCGCCATTGTTACTTATCATTTTCTCTCTGGCAACAGTTATAACTTTACCGTAACCATCTGGTCCTTTAACATGTTTTGACCTGCACATAGCATATCCCACATTTCCACCTCGTGTTGCTAATTTATCTTTAATAGCCATACATTGTCTCCTTAGATAGTGTTGTATATATTAAGGATAGCTTAGTTATCTGCATAGGTCAAGTTAACGGTTGACTAAATGGTTTACATGTGTTGGATGATGTCAACTAGTTGATTATATTGTGACACGATTTTGTGTTGAATACAATCAACACCTTTCATCAAATCCCACATTTCACAAATTTGTGAAACGTGGGAAATTAATTATTGCTTAATGTGATAGCCTGTGATATAAAAAAGATGTCCTAAAAACCCTGTTAAATTTTTAGGACTGTTAGTTCAAGATACTTATTTTTTAGCATGCCTCTGGGTATCTTGTCAACAAAAAATTTGCATGCTAGAAGGAATTTATTATGACAAGTTTTATTTCAGTGCTTCATAGCGAACTAATAACTATATCAGCTAATGAGCTAAACGGGAAAATCGTGAATAGCGTTAGTTTGCGTGAGGTACATGGTTTTGTCGAATCGAAACAGCATTTCGCCGATTGGGCAAAAGACAGATTAGCTGATTACAGAGAGGGCATTGATTTCACAGTTAATCATAATTCTATGAAAAACCCTCTCGGTGGACGACCACAAATTGACTATATTGTTTCTTTGAACACTGCAAAACATATTTCTTTGATAGAGCGAAACGTAAAAGGTAGGCAACTCAGGGAGGATTTAATAGATAAGGAAGAAAAATACATACTTTTGTTAGAGGAGAATATGCGTTTAACAACACAGTTAGAAGATAAAACAAAAGTAATCCCACCAAAAGCAATCCAGCCAAAAGTAATCGCACCTAAACCTGAAACACTAATCCCACAGGATACGCTGCTTGAGTTGGAAATGTTAAAACTAGAAAACCAAGCATTAAGGGAAGCAGTAAAAGAGAAACCCAAACGCAAACCAAACTATCCAAGAGTTGAACCGATAGAAGTTGAACAAGAAGACGGCACAATGGAAACAGTATGGTTCCACAAAGGTGGCTCAAACGTTCCTTGCGAACTGTACAAAAACTACGCCTCGCTAATTAGGGCAGTTGCTAATGTGGAAGCTTTAGTGGAAACTATTAAAAATGAAGTTACCCTAGAAGAAATCCCTGAACAAGTGTTCGGCTCTAAAATGAAGTTAACAAAATTGCAGTATATCTTAAGCGTGTTTTGGTAGCCACACACCTATAAATATTTTTGACTAAAGGATTACTTGCGTGCTATCGCAGTTCTATGGTACATTAAAGTTAACATGAACATTTTACGAAAGGAATGTACGATATGGCTAACGATTTTAACAAATATGACTATGGTAATGGGGCTAACGCCATTGGCATAAATGGTAACTTCCATGGTGGTAACCTGCTTAAACTTATACAAGAAGGTCGGTCAACTGCTTTATGGGTTGACTTAAACGGTATTGACCTTTGTATTACTAAAGGTATAAAACCAGGTGGCGAATGGAAGGGTGGATTGAACATTGAGAAATCATATATGGTTGACCCTGGAACTGGTGCTTCAGCAGGTTTTGACTTAGTTAACGGTAGGTTTGCTAAAGGAGACTTTAGTCAACACACTAAATACACAGCTAACCTTAAGCATTCAACACTAACTCTTGAGTGGCAAAACCAACCTTACGAATCATTGTTTGATTCTGAAACTAAGGCTTACTCTTCTCCAAAAGAAGAACAGTTTAAATATAAAGTGCAAAACCACCGTTCAATTATGACTCTAATGAGTTTAACTGACGGAACAGGTAGACTTGCAACTGTTTCAGGTGTAGAGGGAAGGTCAACTGGGTTATCAATAATAAAAGCAGCTGCTGCTTCAATTGAATACAAACCAGTTAAGTTAGATATTGATTCAACATCTTTCTCAGCTGTCGGCTCAATCGCTCACCTTTATGAAACATTAGTTATCTCTATTGTAGGCGTTTCTTATGATGAAGATAATAACGGTACTAAAGACAAAACTATTGCAACATGTATTCCAAGACTATTGATGTTAGGTTTCCGTGAAGAAAACACTGCTGATGCTCCTGTATACTATGATGCTTTCAGAATTGTTAGAGTAGAGGTTACTAAAGGTTACATTGAAGTAAACCCAGGCAGAATTGCTGAACTTGATTCAGCTGCTGTAAATGGTTTCTACATGAACTCTGATTTGGCTACTACTAAATGGTGTGCACACACTGGTAACGCTGCTAACGGATTACAAATATTCCCTGCTTGGGGTAGACCTTGTGACCCTTCTATAGCTAGTGGTAAGTCTATGGCTGCTGCAATCAGTACTCATGGATTCCAAGCTGTTTTCGCTCCAGCGGTTGCTTTCTCTGATACAACTTTTGTGAAAGCTGCTTACCTTTATCACCCAGGATTCATTGTTCCAATCCAAGACAAAATGAGACAATGTTTAGGTTTAGGTTGGTCTCTTACTACTGACTTAGGTTTACTTAACCCTTACTGGTCAACTGGTATTAGAGCATTACTTTCTAACGTTGATAACACTGTTCATGGAATGAAGAGACCTTTAGTTCCAATGTTCTTACCAACTGACGTTGATATGGCTGGCGGTGTTTTCACTGCTGACGGATTTATTGACATGGTTGTTAGACATACTCAAAGAAACAGAAACAAGAAGTTAGCAACTAACATTATACCAGTTAACCCTATTCTATATGGTAACTTGATTAAACAGTTAGGCGATAACAAACTTATCCATATTAACGATAAGATTAACTTGGGTGAATCAGGTGGCGGTGGTATCTCTATAACTATGTTTAACACTAGATATGATATAATCCCTTGCACAGAGATGCCTCTAAACTTTATTCCAATTATGGAAAAAGGTGCAATTAACATGTACGACGGTAAGATGAAAGATGTTGCGGTTTCTGGAGCCGACACTTTCTTAAAACTTCACCCTGACTACAACGAAAGAATCAACGTTTCACAAAGATACAAATTTGTTTCCCACGAGTTAACAATGTTCTCTCCTCGTGATGCGGCGTATATGTTCAACTTCACAATGCCTGTTTAATACAGGCATAATTAAAACTGAAAGGAGTTGATAATGATTAATTTAACTAATAGTTTAGCGGAAAGATGGGGAGCACAATTGCTTTCCACTTACAAGGGAACTTCTGTTAAGGGTGGAGCGAGATATCTTCTAGCCAAACTTGGTGGTGGTTTTGGTCAAACGTTTGTTGGTCAAGCTTTGGAAGCACCAACAACTAATGCTTTCATAGATTCTATTGATGATGACTCAAATGATGTTAACTTAGCTAGAGTTAGCTGTAGTAACCTTTATGTTTTCACATCTAATGTTGATGCTACTGCAACACCAGCTGCCACAGTTGTTATAGATAGTTTGGGAACAGGTTCACTAGATTTAACTTTGGCAAACAAAAACTTACAAAAAGCTGTTGCTGGCTTTATGCTTGGCGATGGTGCAACCATTATACCATTGGTATCAAAGACAGATTCGTTTGTTGTTGATATTCATTTAGATGATATAACTGGGTTGGAACTAGCTAACACAGCTGCTAGAGCACAATTTGGCGTTGTTGGTGATGTTGCTGCCGATGTTGACGATGTTATTGTTAATGTTCCAGGAACAGATGCTATCTTTGTAGAACTATGCGAACAGAAATTTAGAGTATGTGCTGTTGTTGATAGCGTTGCTACCTATTCAGCTTGGAGTACTTCTATATTACATAGCGGACAAGGGTATCATTTGGAACTATCTGTAAACTTCGGTGCACATGATATTCAAACAGTATCTTGTTCTGTTAGCGGTAAAGGTTCTGTTGGGATAGAGGTTCCTTCAGGAATAGTTAACACTATGACAATATTTGGTAGAATAGGTCACTCAGCAGCTTACACGTTAGCCAGTGGTTACAAAATGACAACTAAAGTACAGAGTATATCTCTGTTAAAATCGTAAGGAGTTTTGTTATGGCTAAAGGAATGGCGGATATATTTGGTAAAGGTGCTGGCGGTGCAGGTGCTGGCGGTGGAATGGATTTTGGTTCCCCAACTTTACCAGGTGATGAAGGAATGGACGAAGGAATGGATACGGAAGACGAAGAACCGCAAGGTGATTTAGCTTCTGCACTAGCGACAGCCGGTTATCCAAATGTTACACCTGACCAGATATCTCAGATTGAAGCAATCTTGGGTGCACCTGGTGGTGGAATGGAAGATATGGGAATGGAAGAAGGTATGGGTGATATGGGTGGCGAAATGCCCCCAATGCCTATGTAATTTTAATTAATTTTTGGAAATAATACCAACCATTGAAAACTACTAAGAAACCTCAGCTATTTAAAGTTGAGGTTTTTCTTTTACTCTTCATAAGTTATTAAAACAGCAATAGGCCTACTACGCACATCCGTGCCACCTACTTTTACAACAACATTAGTGTTATCGACCCAACTTCTATACTCTTTATTAGCCTCAGTACATTGCGGAGAATACCTATTATTTGAGGCATCTGTAACCAGTACATCTATAGCAAGTATTTTACTAGCAGTCAATCCATGGGCTATATTTACAGATGCCCCGTCAGTTGAACCTGTTGTCCCGGTTACTTTTTTCATTTTTATTGCTGGTGAACCTGAGCCTAGGGTGGCGTACCCAGCAGCAGATATAATAAAGTTGGTAGAACCACCGGTAACAACTTTAAATTTACCATCAACCTTTTCGCACGCCATTATTATATCATTGTTTCCTGTGGAACCAACACCGAAGTACCCTAGAGCATCGTCCGCAGAATCATAGAATCGTAGGTAAGGGGAGGCTGCGACACCTGCGGAAGTTCCTTTTAGTTTTATATTATTACCATTTCCGGTAAATGTTACATCAATAAGTGTCCGATATCTTAAATCTAGTGTACCAACATTAGCGATAGACGTTGCAGTTACTGTTGATGCAGACGGTGCAACAATAGACCCCGTATCACTTATTGTCATACTACTAACCCAAGCGTTACTACTATTTCTTGTCTCTATTATTAACGAGCCACCATAACCGCTACCACCGCCAGTATATGTAGAATATAATCTTGCTCTAGTATTTTCACCAATACCTCCTGTAGACGAGTACAATGTTGATAAAAATGTAGCGTTAACCATATTTTTCAAGTATCTAATATCCATTGCACTAATATTTAAAAGGTAGTCGCTATCCGAAACATCAATTGCAGCCGAACTTTTAGGGATACCAAGCATGTTTATATAACCATTAGTTGTTGACAGTCTAATACCTGCACCATCCACACCATTATATAAATAAGTTTCATCTGTACCGGATGAAGCTTGACCTACCCTACCCTGCACGACATCATTATTGTCAACAAAATCTATATATGTAGAATTAAGGGTGCCTACTGCCAATCCTTTACATATTATAGCCCGTGAACGTTTAAAAGTCTTAAGCCCTTCAACATCTTCGGTAGCCTCTAACGTCATTGGGGTTGCACCAACATCACATCTATAGTTAGTATTGGTTGTTGATGGCTCACTCAATGTTATATTAGCAATATTCACTAACAATGTGTATAGTGACCTGTCATGTGTCACTGTATCATTTATAGCCCCACTTCCAACCAATGTTGACCACTCGCCTAAATATGCCATATTAATCTCCTTTTATGGTTCTATATAACCTAGAACTAACATTTTATGTGAATTTCTATATTTTGCATCAGTACCAGAGGTTTTGTAGACAAATCGTTGTCCAAAAATAAAAGGTACCGTTAGCATAGTATCCCTGAATGTGTCAACTACACCGCCAACATAAGCAACGGTATGTAACCCACCATCTTCAAACAGTTCGTTAAATCCAAAAGGGGTCTTTAAATAACTTCCCACAGAGTTATTTATAACTATAGCGGTAGCTAGTGGGCTTATATGACCATGACAATTTACAGTAGTCCCTGTAGTAACCGCTCCAGTTGGCACAGTTGTGTATATATTTACACTCCTGGTGCCGACATGTGTACCAGTGTCAGCAAAATTCATTATAGCCGCAGTATCAAAATAAACAGAACCGCAGTAGTGAAAATACTTTGCATCCGGGGCAGGTAGGACATAATCAAACTCACTGATAGTTCCAGCTTCCTCAACAGTTATGGATTCATTATCTGCTGCTGTTATTTTAGTAATCCTCCCAGACGGGTGGTTTGTTCGTGTACCAGGAAACGTTTCGCTACATATTAATATCTCTTTACCAATAAGGGCACTAGTGTCCCAAGATAAATTTGCTTTATTACCTATACCTGTGTAATCTCTCCCCATGTATTGGGCTAAAAACAACTTATTACCTGATACACTATGAACTCTTAGAAAAGGCACCGTTCTATAAAAACATGTCTGGTTGGGTCTGTCATCATTTATACAAGCGAACGCTGCGAACCAAGTATTTTGCTGTAAAATATCAAAATAGTCTCTGTTTGCTACAGCTAAAGTTGCAACCCCTGCATTACCGGAGCCACCACTTAATTCAATATTGTTTTTTACTAATAATTCACTCTTTTTAGAAACAGTCCCATTAAATCTAAACCCATCCATAATAAAATAATCACCATAAACATAAAAATCATAAGTGCCCCTAAAAACTAGTTTTGTTCTGGGCATTTGTGGTGAGTTATTATCTACACTATTTTTTACCCAGCAACCTAGTCCAATTCCGGCACTGTACCAAGAATTAACTAATGAAGAATTACCTCAATCACTTGGAAACACTTTATCTGGGTCAACAATTGTTACCCCGTTATGTAAAGATTTATTTTTACTAGCATCCCAAACAAATATACCACCGCCTCCATCGCCTTGAGAGTTATACCCAAGTAATGTTACCGCAGAAACAGCTGTTGGTGCTGATAAAAGTTCAACCATGGTTGTGGCATAAAAGGTTGTATCCCCCGAGCCTCCTGTAACCTCTACCCAGGCGGCATTTTTTCTACCATAAATTTTATCATCAGATAATGCGTCAGATAGTTTACCACTCCAAACGCCTTTTTCTATATCTGTTACAAACCTATTATCAGCGTCAGTTACAATAATACTAGCTGGATGAGTTGCTGGATGCGTATAATTGTTAGCATACATCTCTATAGAGTCAAGTTTAACTCTGTCAAAACTAGTAAATACGTTTCCGTCTTTTTTACCTAGTTCATCTATTTTCTCCATAGCTTCCCAATATAGTGTAGCCCAGTTATCCTGGCCGTTTTCTATCAAAGGTATCTTTAAGTTTTTCGTTCTTCTCATGTTTCACCACCTATACAATATGTTATTACTACAAATATACCACGTATACCCGCTTATTAACAAGGTTAGCAAGTCTATTCTTCGTAGGTGATTAACACCTTAATTGATTTACTAGTTGCAATAGTTGTGGCTGAAGCTCCTAAAATCACGTCAACATTTGTTGCACCATA